GGCGGCGACGCCATCGGTCGACGGTTCTTCGGCAAGAACGACCAAGCCGTAACCTTCGACGCGACCATCACCAAGGTCGACGAAGAAGAGCGCATCGTCTACGGTTTCGCCAGCGTCAGCGAGGAACAAGGCGGTCTCGTGACCGATCGTCAAGGCGATCAGATCGAGACCAAGGAGATGGTGCGGGCCGCTCACGATTTCATTCGCAAGCGCCAGGGCAAAGTGATGCATGCTGGCAAATGTGTGGGTGAGGTCGTGGAGAGTCTGGTACTACGACCGGAGCTGCAGAAAGCCCTGGGCATCGACATCAAGAAGACTCCCTGGATTATCGGTTACAAGGTCCATGATGAAGAAGCATGGGCCGATGTCAAGAAGGGCCGGTTCAAGGGCTTCTCGATCGGCGGCAAGGGCAAGCGCAAACAGGTGGGTGGCTGATGGTCAGCATTCTCAAGGACGTTGAGCTCGACGAGATCAGCCTCGTTGATCGGCCGGCCAACCAGCACGCAACCGTTCTCTTCTTCAAGCGGGATGAGCGCCTGGCGAAGGGCATGCTCCCCGCCGACATCATCTTGAAGGCTCGAGGCGATGGGATCATTACGGACAAGGAACGAGAGCAGCGTCGAGAAGCTGCGAAAGCGCGTTGGCGCCGGTGGGCGGGTAATGTTGGCCTCCCCGTTGATCCCAAAATTTCCGAGGACCGTGTATCCGCAAAAGAGTCCAATCGGCTGGCGCGCACCGGAGTTCTTCTCGAGACAAGAGGTCAGCCGACGGGTTCTGCGACGGGTGCGGTCTTTGGCGCGGGCCTTGGTGGATATCTGGGTTACAAGGCGATGACCAATCCAAACCTCCACCGCGCCATCGGCAACAGAGTGGTTCAAGGTGGAGCGATGCTCGGTGAGAAGATCGGCGCCGGCGCTGGTCGTCTCGTCGGTGCTGTCGGGCAGGTTGCCGGCTATGGTGTGGGCACCGCGATGAACCGTCTTAGCCGGCGCATCCCGATTTCTGGTGCGATTCGCACCAAGCTGTTTCAAGTGTCCGCGGGGGCGCCGGCCGCCGGCGGCCGAGCTGGAGCGTGGCTTGGTCGCCGGTTCGGTCAGGCCGCCGGCGTGACGCTGCGTGGTGCGGGTTCGTTCGCCGGTAAGGTGATCACCAGCGCAGCCGGTCCGCGTAAGGCAGCGTTGATCGCCGGCGCCGCGGCAGCAATCCCGGCCGCTTACTACGGGTCGCAAATCGGCGGATCACTCGGGCGCAGTTACGATCTTTTCTCGTACCGGCGCGTTGAAAGATAGTTTGCAAGGCACCGGAAAACGGGTAACGTTCTCACTCATGCATGGAGAGGCCGATGAGCCAGTCCAACCAGTCCGAAGACCAGACCGACGACAAGACGCAGCTGCTCAAGGCTGACAGCGTCATCGTTCTGCGCAAGTCGGACAATTCGTCTGTCCTGATTCTCAAGGACGACTTCGGCGGCGCCTACGGCGAAGCAATGGGCAACGTGGACAGCGACGTCCAGGAGCTGGTTGGCTCTCTTCGCGAGAGCATCATGAGCATCCTCCAGGACCAGCAGGTCCAGGACAAAGAGCAGATGCTCGATCAGGCTTTCCAGGAATTCTATCAGATGCTGATGCAAGTCCTCGGCGGAAGCGAGGGCGACGAGGAGCAGGGCATCGAGCCCGACGAGGGCTACATGTCCAAGTGCCTCGCCATCGGCGCGCTGCTCGGCAGCGAAGTCCTGGACGAGGACATCAAGAAGTTCGTCGAGCTGCCCGAAGAGGGCGCCGACAATACGGATCCGGCGCAGGCCGGTGGCGATGGGACCGGCGCCGAGACCGGTTCCAAGTCGGCCGACGCCGACGTGACCAAGCAGCAGGAGATCGACATGGCAAATGATGTCGCTGTTCCCGAGGCGGTCAGCAAGGCGCTGGCCGAGTCGACCGAGCAGCTCAAGAAGGCCCAGGCGCAGCTGGATGCCCAGGCGGCCACCATCACGGAACTCCAGAAGAGCCTCGCGGCCCGCGACGAGAACGACGCACTGGCGGTCGTCAAGGCGGATCTCGAGCGCGTCGGCCAGTCGGCCGATCTGGCGCCGGGTCTGCTCAAGCTCCGCAAGAGCGACGCGACTTCGTACGACGCGGTGATCAAGTCCTACGAGGCGAGCAACGAGCGCATCAAGAAGAGCTCGCTCTTCAACGAGATCGGCACTCGTGCTCCCGGCAAGTCCAGCAATGGCGGTTCGACCGTCGTCGCCAAGGGTGCCGACGCCGCGCGCAACGCGGATCCGAAGCTGACGCCGCAGCAGGCCTTCGCCAAGTCCTACACGGACGAGGAGTACGAGGAGTATCAGCGCAGCCGCCGCAGCGCCTGATCCGCCTGCATGAGCGCCGATCTGGCGCTCTAACCGCAATTCACGGAGGAAGTGAACAATGGCTTACGAAGTCCCCGGTTTCGTCGTGGGCACACTGGTTGCGGCAGCGGATCTTTCCGCTTCGCTGTTCCTGTGCGTCAAGGTCACGGCGGCCAATTCCGTCAACGTCGCCACCGTCTCCGGCGAGTACGTCATCGGCATCCTGCAGGGCAAGCCCACGTCGGGCCAGCCGGCGGACGTCATGGTCCACGGTGTGTCCAAGGCGATCTCGGGCGCGGCCATTTCGGCTGGCGCCAAGATCATGACCAATGCCTCCGGCAAGGTCATCACGGGCGCCACCGCGGGTTCGCACGTCATCGGTTGCGCCCTCGAGGCGGCTACCGGCGCCGATCAGATCATCACGGTCCTGCTCAACGCGGGCGCCGGGATCATCTGAGCCTGAACTCCACAATCTGATAGAGGAGGCATTTCGATGCCGCAGCCCACCGCAGGTGATGTGCACGTCAACGCACCGCTCACCAACATCTCCGTCGCCTACGTGCAGTCGCAGGACGTCTACGTCGCCGACAAGGTCTTCCCGGTCGTTCCGGTCGAGAAGCAGTCCGATCTCTATTACCTGTTCAACAAGGGCGACTTCCTCCGTGACGAGGCCCGCCCGCGTGCGCCGGGAACCGAGTCGGCCGGCAGCGGCTTCAAGATCACCACGGCGACCTACGCCGCGCTGATCGAGGCCTTCCACAAGGACGTGCCGGATCCGATCCGGGCGAACGCCGACAGCCAGCTGAACCTCGACCGCGCCGTCACCGAATGGGTCACGCAGAAGATGCTGATCCGTCGCGAGCGTCGCTTCGTGACCAGCTTCTTCACCACGGGCGTCTGGTCGACGGACATCACGCCGGGCACGCTGTGGTCGGCCGCGTCGGGTTCGACCCCGCTGAAGGACGTCGAGATCGGCAAGCTCGCCATCCAGAAGGCGACGGGCTACCGCCCCAACACGCTGACCCTCAGCCCCGAAGTCTTCTCGGCCCTCCGGTACAACCCGGACGTCCGTGAGATGTTCAAGTACACGAGCGCCGAGTCGATCAGCCTCGCCATGCTGGCGCGTTATTTCGACATCGAGCGCGTCCTCGTGATCAATGGCGTCTACGATGCGGCGATCGAATCGTCGGCTGGCACGTCGACGATGTCGTTCATGGCGGGCAAGCACGCCCTCCTGAGCTACTCGGCGCCGAACCCGTCGCTGATGATGCCGACCGCCGGCTACAGCTTCGCGTGGAGCGGTTTCATCGGTGCTGCCAACGGCATCCGCATCAAGACGTTCCGCCTCGAGCAGCTCGAGTCGGATCGCATCGAGGGCGAGATGGCGTACGACATGAAGGTCGTCGCGCCGGAGTGCGGCTACTTCTTCAACTCCGTGGTCGCCTGAGTCGTCTACTTCTTCGGCGACTTTGAGTAGGGTCTAAGGGCCGATCGAGTTCGCTCGGTCGGCCCTTTCCTCTAGTGACAATGGAGAAGATCAATGGCCAAGCCTCCCACCGATGCCAAGACCGATGACGACAAGGACGCGCCGGCTCCGAAGGCCGTCATCCGTGCGCCCGTGCTCGTCTGCGTGGTTCCCTTTCACGCCTGGGGCCAGTCCTACAACGTCGGCGATGTCGTCGACCCCACCAAGTGGGAAGGCGTCAAGGAGAACGAGGCCGAGACCGCCATCCAGAATCGGATGACGAACGGCTTCATCAAGTTCGCTCGCCCGGAGTGAAGTCATGACGTGGACGTATTCAGGCAATCCTGGTGCTTCCAACAATGACGCTGTCAGGTTTCGGCTTGGCGACATCGATACGACGCGCCAGCTCCTCAGTGATGAAGAGATCGCTTACCTGCTTTCGTCCACGTCAAACTCCGTCCTTCAGGCGGCGGCAACCGGAGCACGGCAGCTAGCCGCGCGCTTCGGTCGCATGCCGAGCGTGAACATAGACGGTTTCAGCGTCGACTATTCGGCTATGGCTCGTCAATTCAACGAGCTTGCTGCTAACCTCGAGGACGAGGATCGTCGCGCCGGTGACGGTGTTCCAGCCTACGCCGGCGGCATCTCCGTGGCAGACATCGCTACCGTGGCGGCAGATGCCGATCGCCCTCGTTCGATCATTCGTGATCTTGAGGCAGATCGTCAATGAGCCTTCAGGGCGAAGAACAAGCGTCAGCAGTTCTTGACGCGATCCGGAACTTCGGGGTTGAAGTTCTCTATCGCAGTCGTATCAATCACACGTCTGGTCCAAATCCAATTCGCACGACAACAGAGCTCACGGTGTCGTGCGTGATGCAAGGTTACAGCCAGCGCTCGATCGATGGTCAGTTGATCAAGCACGGAGATCGCAGGGCGCTCATCTCTTCAGCACTACTTGGATCAACAGTCCCTCGTTTGACGGATGAGATCCAGCTCGAGGGCGAGCGGTGGGTGGTGCACAACATCCGACAGTTTGTCGGCGCTGACGGTAAGATTGTTGCCTATTCGCTGCAGGTGCGCAAATGACTCAGCTGACCCAGGCACAGATCGAACAGCGTCGCGAGGCAGCTCGCGCTCGCTGGCGTGGTTACGCCAAGGTTGGTGCGGGCGTTCTCGCCGCGGCGGCCGCCGTCGCCGGCGCCGGTTATCTCAGCCGCGGTCGCTCGAGGTTCCGCGGCTTTGGTTCACGCGGTGCTACGTTGCCAACGCAGGTCAGCACCAAGCCGGCGGTAAAGCCGGCTTCTGGTCGTCTGTCGCTGCAGACGCCGGTCGATCTTGCCGCGCGTCAGGCGCGCGGCACGATGCAATACAGCACGCGGTGGGCGGCACGTGATGCGGGAAAGTGGAGCAACCTTCCCGAGGTTCGAGCGCCGTTCCAAGCAAAGCGTCCTGACACCTGGGGCTTGCAGGCTCAGCATCGGCAGAGCCGCGCACGCGAGCGCCTGGCGCAGATCGATGAGGTCTCTGCCTGGCGTCAGCATCGCGAGCGCGTCGCACAGTCTGCTGCGGAAGGCGCGAAGTATCGGGCAGCCTCGTCTGGTGCTCAGCCGCTGCGCCGTGGAAAGACCCTGAATATGGACGAAGTCCGTGCTCGCCTGGCCAGCCGGCTGCAGAAGCGACAGGCTGGCACGCCGCTGTCCGAGGCAGAGCGTCAGCAGCGCAGTGAGGCCGCAAAGGCTCGCTGGCGTGAGCATCGCGGCACGACCGTCGCCAACGACACGAGCCTGAATTCGAAGGGTTTCCCACGTCAGCGTGCGGCAAGCGCTTCGCGTCCACGAGATGAGTCCGGTCGTGTTCGTCCGCTGAATGCAGACGAGATCAGCGCCAGACTCGAGCAGCGCGCGGCCAAGATCCGCGCCGGCAAGGTTGGAGCGCGTTGGGATGCTCGCGGCAATCTGCGCGACAAGTCCGGCAGCTTCACCAGCCATCCCTGGGCGGGAGCCATCGGCGAGGAGGCCGCGTCTCACCTGCTTGGTCCGAGCTTCGCTCCGATCGGTCGAAAGGTCGCTGAATCCCTGGCGGTCGAAGCCGAGAACAAGGAGCATCGCGGTGCTCTGATTGGCGGCGGCCTGGGCGCTGGTGCGGCCGCGGCCATCTCTTCCAAGCCGGTCAAGCGCTTCGTCGGTCGTCAGATCGGCAGTCTGATCGGTCGCTACAAGATCAAGGGTCGCATCGCTGGCGCTATCGGCGGCAAGACGGGTCGCATCCTGGCGCGCGGAATTGCTGGTCGCACCAACGTCAAGGGTTCCGGGCTTTTGATCGGCAGCGCGCGTTCGCTGCTGAGTCGCAGGCTCATCGGCGTCCCGCTCGTGGGCGCCGGCGTCTATCTCGGAAGCAGGGCTGGAAGGTTATTCCAGGATGGCAAACGCTGACTTCGACGTCAAGCTAGACGGTCTCGTTGAGAAGTACAAGAGGCGGATCAAAGAGTTTCCGCAAGCTCTTGCGCTTGAAGCATTGGCGCGCCTGAAGGAATACACGCCGGTTGTTACTGGCAACCTGCGGGCAAGTTGGACAATCTACTTCAAGCCGAACGGCTTCAACATCAGCACAGGCGTCATTTACGCGCGACGTGTTGAATTTGGCTTTGTTGGAGAGGACAGTACTGGTAAGTACTTCAACCAGAGCGGTAGAGGAATGGTCGCCCGAACGGTGGCAGATCTTCCCGAGCTGGCTGAGACGGTGGCCAAGCGCCTCGGAGCGACCTAATGCTGTCTGTCACAAACATTACCGAGGCTCTCAACGCGCAGCTGCTGACGTATGAATCAGTCGCAGTGGCCTGGCCAAACGTGCACTATACGCCAGTCCTTGGCGTTGGATACCTTGCTCCACGAATCTCTGCTCGCACGCGAACCGGCGTTGGTGAAGGCACAGACGGCGTTGTTCTTCATCAAGGCTTCTATGACATCGCCATCTATGAACCAATCGGTGACGGTGTCAAGTACTTGTTGACCAAGGCGGATGAGATCGCCAACTTGTTCAAGAAGGGTACTTCACTGACATACGGCGGAACCACCGTTATCTGTGAAGTTCCGACGATTACCCCGGAACAGTCGATGGCCGGCTGGATCCAAGTAGTCGTTCGCGTTCCCTGGTTCGTTCACGAGTTCCCATCATAGGCGTTTGCTGCCAGGCATGTATCTGGTAGCGTGCGCTATACTTTGTAGGAGATCCAGCAGATGGCAATCGCAAAGGGCATTTTCAAGCAGGTCCGCTACAAGAAGGAAGTCACGTTTGCGACGCCTCCGGGTGCCTCGGGTGCGCAGCTTCTGCGGCGCACGTCGTCGGATCTGGATCTGACCAAGCAGACCTACTCCGCAAGCGAAATCCGCACCGACCAGCAGCGCGCAGACTTCCGTCACGGTGTGCGCAACGTCGCTGGTTCGATCAACGGCGAGCTGTCGCCCAAGACCTACTGGGACTTCTTCGCCAGCATGATGCGCGGCACGCCGGCAGCGGCAACCACGACTGGCTCCATCATCACGGTCGCGGCGACGACGAGTGCACCGCACTTCACGCGTTCGTCGGGTTCGTTCCTCTCGGATGGTTTCAAGGTTGGTGACGTCGTCCGCTGGACGGGTTTCACCGCCGGCGGCGCCGCGAACAACGGCCGCAACTACCGCATCACCGCCCTGACCGCTACGCAGATGACGGTCAAGGATCTGACGGGCAACACGTCGACGGTCGGCGCCAAGACCGCCGGCGACAGCGTGACCTGTGTCACCGTCGGCAAGAAGGTCTTTACGCCGCAGTCGAACCTGCTCGATGAATCGTACTACATCGAGCACTGGTATTCGGACATCGCGCAGTCGGAGCAGTTCAGCGGCTGCAAGCCGGCGTCGTGCGCGGTCAATCTGCCCGCTTCCGGAATGGCGACCGCGGCCTTCCAGTTCATGGGCAAGGACATCACGACGGGCGTGTCGCAGTACTACACCAGCCCGACGGCCGCCACAACTTCCGGCGTTCTCGCCGCGGTCAACGGCATTCTCTCGGTCAACGGCACGGACTACGTCACGGTCACCGGCGCGTCGCTGAACATCAACGGCGACATGAGCATCGAGCCAGTCGTCGGTTCGAACTCCTCGCCGGACATCTTCCCCGGCGTGCTGACGGTCAGCGGCCAGCTGACGGTCTTCTTCGAAGACGCCACACTGCGCGATCTTTTCATCAACGAGACGGAAGCCTCGTTGCAGATGGCCTTCACCACGTCGAATGCCAGCAATGCGGACTTCATCGCGTTCAGCATGCCGCGCATCAAGACGGGCGGCGCGTCCAAGAGCGACGGCCTCAAGGGTCTGATCCAGACCATCCCGTTCGAGGCGCTGCTCAACGTGAACGGCGGCGCCGGCCTCAGCACGGACCTGACGACCCTGGTGATCCAGGACAGTCTCGCGCCGTAATCGGCTAGCCTTCCACCTTGACAACGTTGAAAGGAAAAACCAGTGGATATCGGCAATGCATTCCCGCCTACCCTGACCGATCAGGGCGTCGAACTCGAGCTGCGTGATCCGCGCACCGGCTCCGTCCTCATGGACGGCGACAAGCCGGTCACGATCACGCTGCTCGGGTCTGACTCGGACGAAGTGACTCGCGTGCGGCGCGCTCAGATCAACAAGCGCCTCGAGTCCATGTCCAAGACCGGCAAGCAGCCAGTCGTCAATCTCGAAGAGCAAGAGGCTGAGACCCTCGAGCGTCTGATCGCCGCGACGATCGACTGGTCGTTCAAGGAGCTCGACAGCAAACCGTTCGGCTTCTCTCCAACGAATGCGAGGATCCTGTACACGGACAAGCGCTTCAGCTTCATCCGTAATCAGGTCATCGTCTTCATGGAGGACAGCACAAATTTCTTCAAGAAGTAGAGACTGAACTCCTCGACTTTGCTAAGCATCAATTCGAGCTGTCGTCGACGTCTGGTGATGGCATCCCTCTGCGAGCGCACTTAGAAGCAATAGCTAAGCAGACGGGTGTCATCCCAGAACAGCTTATAGCAAAGCCGCTTCGTCCCTACTTGCATCAAGTGTGGTCCGATTTCACGGACATCTCACGCGGCCGAGAGCAGACAGGTTGGGGACCTTCTCCTCTCACATGGACAACGATCTGGGCTTGGTGTGAGCTTAAGATGCTGCATCTCACACCAACGCAGCTGAGGTTGATACTCAGGCTCGACGCTGAATACCTCAGTTCGTTGGCGAGGACGCAAGACGATGGATCTGGCTGATCTCACACTATCAGTGGAATACGGCGACGTCGAGGGTGCTGACCGCGCCCTCGGCAAGCTGTCATCGTCTGGTCGCACCAGTGCTGCGGCAGCACGCGAACTAACCTCCGCCTTTGAGCGGAAGTCTCAGTCGGTCGGACGTGCAACGACCGGCGTTCAAGCATACGCTCGAGCTCAGACCGATCTCATCCGGCTGATGGCTCGTCAGCAGCAGGAGATGCAGGCGGTAAGCGCCGCGCTCGACACGTTTAAGACGGACGTGTCTGGTCTGCTTAATCTGATCTCCGGCAGCACCGCCAAGTACGCAGAGGCAGCGGCCGCGCTGCGAGGCTTCGCCGGCGCCTACGGCGTTGCGTCCGAAGAAGTTGTGCTGCTCAGCAAGCAGACGGACGAACTCAAGCTCAGTCAAGAGCAATCCATCACTGTTCAAACTAAGCTCCTGACCGTTCTGCAAGGAACTGGTCCCGAGTACGATCGTCTGCGCAAGCGGATCGAAGCCTACATCGGCACGATTGGCGATGCGAAGCCTGAGCAGGTTTTCGTCCGTCTGACGCAAGCGCTGAGTCAGACCAAGGATTCGATGCAGAAGACGCAAGACGTCTTCCAGCTGCTCGGCAACATTGGCATCGATGGTCTGCGCAAGATCCAAGACTACGGTCGCGGTGTTTCTGACGCCGAGCTGAAGGTCGCCGACGACGCCGAGCGCACGACAGAGAAGCTGCGCATTGCACTTGGCGAGCGTCAGCAGTTGTACGAGGCCGACGTTCGCAAACGCAATCGCCTGGCGAAAGAGGCCGAGGACAACGAAGGTGGCATCTTCAAGAGCATCGGCGAGGCGCTGACTCCGAGTGAAGACACTGTCCTGAAGCTCAAGGCGCTGGCGCTTGAGACGCGTCGGTTCATCGAGCTTGGCGACGAGGCTCTGTCTGCGGAGAACGTGCAGAAGCAAACGGGGTTCTTCCAGACCCTGGGACGCTACTTCGAAGGCGCCGCTCGCCAGGCGAAGGGCTTCATCGACATCATGCGTGGTGTCTATGATATCAAGACGACCGATCTGCAGTCGCGTCTTGCCCCGGAGTCGTTTGAAGAAGCTGAGCGGCGCGTCAACCGGCTGACGCGCCTCATTCCCCAGCTCAAGGCTCTCAGCACCGCCTACGATGAATTTGCTCAGGCACAAAAAGATCTCGAGCGTCTGTATCAAGAGGGCAACGTCACCGGCACAGAGCGCCTCCAGTATCTGATTATGCTGCAGAACAAGCAGGCGGACAGCATGTCCCCTGCTCGTGTGGTTGACCGTCAGCTCGAGGATCTGCGTCAGTATTCAGCTGCCGCTCAGATTGCGGAGCAGTCTGTCACAGACCTTGCTCAGGGTCAGGCAGAGATCAACAAGCTCTGGGAATACGGTGCTACCTCCCTCGAGAACATGCCGGCGTTGGTTCGCCAGCTGGCCGAAGCCTCTATCGCTCTGTCGCGAGCTGCGCCTGGTCTGCAAGCGGTTGCCAAGGCATTCCAGGATACGCGCGGTGCGCTTGCTGATGCGAACATGCTCGAGGCGCTGGCCGGTGTATCTGACAAGGTAACGCCTGGCCGGCTCGAAGAGATCCGTCAGAACCTGCAGCTCAATAAGGAACTGCAGGCTGAGATCAACAAGATCCCGCGCCAGGATCCGGAGCGCGGTGCCCGCGTTGACGAGCTCACTCGCGCGTTCACCGAACGCCAAGATGCGCTAGTTCGTCAGCGCGCTGCCAATGATCGCATTCAACTTGGTCAGGGTGTCGGTGAGTCTGATTTCGATCGACGCACTGCGGAATACGTGGCGCGCGCCGGCCAGAATCCGTCGGCTCGCGCTCGACGCCAGGCAGAGGCCGAGGTTGCCAGGATCGCGCGTGAGCGCAATCTTCAGGGCGACGCAGATCTGATCCTTGGTGGCAAGGCCGGTGAAGTTACCGATCCCGACCTGAAGCGCATCCTGTCCAACAAGACCAAGGCGGCATCTGCCGAAACTGGCTCAGCCGCGGCGCAACAGCGTCGTGAGCTTGAGCTGTCCGTGCGCCGTGCCAAAGAGCTTGCCGACGCTCAGTCCAAGGGCGTTGAAGCCGTCAATCAGGTCACAGCGCGTTATGAAGCGCAGCAGATGATCCTGAGCGGCATCGCCGGCACTCAGAATGAGATCCAAGGTCTGATCCTCGAGCGCATTAATCTCGAGCGCCAGGCAGAGCTCAACAAAGGCTTGGTCGATCTCAAGGCGCAGGTACGCGATCAGCAAGATTTGCTTGCAGCAGAGCGTCAAGGCGAAGAGGCTCTGCGCGCCGTCAATGTTCAGCTTCAGCTGCGAAAGACGTTCACTGAAGAAGAGCTCAAGCGAAATGGAGAGCTCGTTCAGCAGTATCGTCAACAGCTAGAAGCCCTCGAGCGCGTCAACCAGGCGCGCCGTGATGCCGAAGCGCGCCGCGGCGTTGGATCTTCGCGCCAGGCACAAGAAGACTACGAGCGTAATGTCCGGGATGCAGAAGATCGCAAGCGCCGCGGTGCATTCAACGAAGAGGAATACAACCGTGCGTTGATAAACGCAGAGCGTCAGCGCCTCGAGGTTTCTCGCGACGCCTGGGATGGCGTCAAGCGCGGGATGATGAACTACTTCGACGAGGCGAGCAACGCAGCGCTGCAATACGAGCGCCTGTTCGTTACGTCGATGAGCCGCTTCGAGGACGTTCAGCGCCAGTTGATCATGACCGGCAAGGCGGACTGGAAGGGCTTCTTTAAGTCTATGCTTGCTGATTTCCTCATCATGCAGCAACGCATGCTGACGTCGAAGCTATTCCAGATGATCTTGAACCCTGGCGGCATCGGCGGTGGCATCGGCGGTGGAGCTCAAGTCGCCAGCAGCGCCGGCGGATTCTTGGGTGGACTTGGCAGCCTATTTGGCAGCATCGGAGGTTTGTTCGGTTTCGGTGGTGGTGGCGGTGGATCTGCTCCGACGTCTCTGCTTCCCAACCTTGGCGCTGGCAACTATCTTGGCGGGTCCGGCGGAATTCTTGGCGGCATCTACGCCAACGGTGCGGCGTTCCTCAACGGTCGCGTTACTCCTTTCGCTCACGGTGGTGTCCTCGGCGGTCCTACGGTCTTTCCGATGGCCAACGGCATGGGCCTGGCCGGCGAGGCTGGTCCAGAAGCTGTAATGCCCTTGCGTCGCCTTCCAAGCGGTCGCCTGGGTGTCGAGGCGGCCAACGGCAACTCTCGTTCTTCGTCTGGATCCAACTTCGTCATCAACATCGATGCTCGCGGTTCCGAAGCGGGGGTCGAAGCCAAGATCGACGCCGTCATCACGCGACGCATGCCTGAGATCTCGCGTTATACGATGGCGGCATCCGCCCGCGAGACGAGCCTCGGCGGATCTTACGCGCGGTCGATGGGTCGCGCGCGGAGGAATAACTGATGCCGTTCGACTTTCCAATCACGCGCAGTCCGAGCGAGTGCTCGTTCAAGCCCGTCTACAACAACCGCATCTTCCGGTCTCCATATTCTCGCAGTGCGAAGACGCTCGAACTGCCAGGCATGGTCTGGTACGTTCAGGCTACCTGGGAGAAGATCACGGAAGCAGAGGTCGCTGCTCTTGAGTCTTTCTTCGGAAAGATCAAGGGCATGGGTGGCCGCTTCAACTTCGGTCCGCCTCATCGAAAGATCGCGCGTGGAGCGGCGAAGTCGCTTGGCGCATTTGTTCCAAGGGTGAACGGCGCCAACCAGACGGGCTCGTCTTTGGTCACAGATGGCTGGCCGCCAAGCACTGCCAATCTGTTTCTCGAAGGTGATTACATCGCCTTCGACAATCCCACAGGCAATCGAGAACTGAAGATCATCGTTGCGAACGCCTCGTCAGACTCTGGCGGCAACATGACCCTTTCTCTTGGCGAACCAATCCGTAGGTCGCCGGCGGATAACACTCTCATCATCACGTCTTCGCCGGCCTGCACGATGCTGTTCAACGCGGACGACAAGCTTGAGGTTAAGGTTCGACCGCCGGTAATCGGGTCGTTTGATCTTGAGGCAATGGAGTTCTTCTGATGCCGCGCACGCTTACTGCAGACGTCATCAACGCACTCAAGTCGGATCACCTGCGGATCGCCTTTCTGTTCTGGGCGGACTTCGCATCGGGTGTGCTCTCGCTCGCAAGCACACCGTTCGATCTGACATACCTTGGCGTCAAATATACCGGCGCCGGCGGCATCGGCACGATTAGTCGTCTGCAAGAAACCAGCGACTTCCAGGTTGTCGCAATGGACTTCGAGCTGCGCGGCATTCCTGACGACATCGTTGCGATGGCGGCGTCGGATCAGTATCAGAATCGGCGCTGCCGTCTCTATCTGGCCATGCTCGACAGCAATTACCAAATCATTCCCGACCCAGGAGTCGTGTTTTCTGGTAGAATGAATACCATCAACACGATCGAAGATCCGCCACTGGCAACCGTAAAGCTACGAGCGGAAAGCCGGCTGTCCGATTGGGAACGTCCGCGCATGCGGCGCTACACGCTCGAGGATCACGAGGTGGACGCCCCAGGAGACAAGTTCTTCGAGTTCGTGCCGAAGATGGTCGACATCCCGATCGATTGGGGAAAGACGTGATCTCGTACCTGCCAGATTGGCAACCTCGTCTCTTCATCGAAATGGCCAAGCGCCGTTACTGGCCCTTTATTTGGGGCCAGCACGATTGCTGCTTGTTCGCCGCCGACATGTTCCAGACGACGACCGGTGTCGATCCGGTGCCACATCTTCGTGGCAAGTACGCAACAGCGCTGCAGGCCAAACGTTTGCTCAAGAAGGTTGGAACGCCGACGGTCGAGAGCGTCGCCAGTGAAGCTGCTGTGCGGCTCGGCGTGCGTGAGGTCGATACGGGGCAAGCTCTGCTTGGTTCCATCGGCCTTGTGCGGCACAACGATCAGGACATGCTGGCCGTGATCATCGACGAGCGCGTCGCCATACCAGGAGAAAGCCAGCTGGTCTTCCTCCCGCGACGGTTCTTGCGTAAGGCTTGGGCGGTGTAAGATGCCCCCAGCAGTAGCACTCATCGGCATCATCACCACGTCGGCCGCGATCATTAAGACCGGCCTGACGATCATGCTGGCATTGCAGCTGATCGGAAGCGTCATCAGCTTTGCGATGTCGATCGTAAGCATGTTCGGCAGCAAGCCGAAGAAGCCTTCGAGCGATCCGTTTTCTCGTCAGGCCCAGTCGCGCACGCAGCTGGTTCGTTCCGCTATCGAGCCGCACAGATGGGTATACGGAACCGTCAAGGTTTCCGGTCCGATGATCTATGCGTCGTCGACCGGTGCGGACAACCAATACATCCATCTAATCGTTCCGCTGGCCGGTCACGAAAGCGCCGGCATCGACGACATCTTTGTCAATGAATACACGGCGACAAACGCCGATCTTGACGTAGATGGTAACTGCACCAACGGCGATCTCAAAGATCTGCTGCGAGTGAAGAAGTATCTCGGCAGTCCTGGGCAGACGGCTGATCCTACTCTCATCGCTGAGGCGAAGAACAGCGAGTGGACTACCAGCCACGTCGGTAAAGGCATCACGTATATCTACGTGCGGCTCTTGTGGTCGAACGATAAGTTCGGTCAATCCGGGCTGCAGAACATCTCGGCAATCGTGCGTGGAAAGCTCGTCTACGATCCGCGCAACGGAACGACGGTGTTTAGCAATAACGGCATCCTCTGCATGCTCGACTACCTGCGGGCCCGTGATGGCTTCGGTCTGCAGGCAGATGAATGGGATCCAGACCACTATTCAGCGCAGGCGAACATCTGCGATGAAAACGTCACCATTACCTCGACTGGAACAACGCAGAAGCGGTATGTGTGCAATGGCACATTGACGCTTGACCAGACCCCGCCGAACATCGTTCAAGATCTGCTCAGCTGCTTCGCTGGTGTGCTCACTGAGCGCGAAGGTAAGTACTGGGCCTATGCGGCGAAGTATCGTGTGCCGACCGAGTCACTTGGTCCGGACGACCTTTCTGGTCCGCTCGACGTGAAGTGGCGGGCGGAACGCTCCGAGCTGTTCAATATCGTGCGCGGCACCTACGTCGATCCGAACAAGGATTGGCAGCCGGGAGACTTTCCGATCAACAAGGTTCCGGCGTATATCGCCGAGGACAACGGTGTTGAGCTCTATCGGGACATCGAGCTGCCATTCACGACAGATCCTATCCAAGCACAGCGCCTGGCACGCCTATCGCTCGAGATCCATCGCCGACCCATTACTGTTCGCTGGACTGGAAATTTCAGCAGCATTCGCTTTGCTGTGATGGATACACTGTTTGTGACCTATCCGCCGCGCGGCTGGGTTGACAAGGTGTTCCGTGTCGTTGATGTCACGATCAACGAAGATATGACGGTTGAGTTCGTGCTCCGCGAGGAGGATCCGAATTCGTACGAGATCAGCTTCTCTGACTTGACCGCAGGTCGTACGGTTCCGACTTCGTCTCTTCGCCTTCCTAACGTGGTTGACGCTCCTGTCTCGCTGTCCATTACGGAAGAGCTATATATCACCCGCGACGGAGCCGGTGTTAAGAGCCGTGCGATCCTGTCCTGGGTCAAGCCGGCCGATCCGTATATTCGCGAGTATCAGATCCAGTATCGTCCGACCGGTTCACCTGATTGGATCTCGGTGGGCAACTCTGTCACGCTCGAATTCTGGATCGATGATCTGGCGCCTGGGTCCTACGACTTCAAGGTGCGCTCGATCAATATCCGCGATCGTGCCTCCGAATTCACCGAAGCAACCTTTGTGCTGGATGGCCTGCTTGCGCCTCCGGCTGACGTGGCGGGCCTGCGTCTGCAGGCGATCTCTTCGCTGGCGGTGCTTGGCTGGACCGCGATTACTGATCTGGACGTTGTCATTGGCGGCTCGATCGAGGTTCGTCATTCACCATTGACGTCCGGCGCCACTTGGGAGAATTCGACGTCGATCGCTGATCGTCTATCCGGTCGCGAGACGATGGCGCTTGTCCCCTTGAAGACTGGGACGTATCTTGTCAAGGCGGTGGATAGCTCTGGAACGCTGTCTGCCGCGGCGGCGGCAGTGTCTACCGATGCGGCGACAGTCATCACCTATACGGATGCCACTACGCCTATTCAAGAAGATCCGACCTTCCCCGGAACGAAGACAAACTGCGGGGTGAACGGTTCTGTCCTCGAGCTTACGGGATCCACGCTGTGGGACGACATCGCCGTAAACATCGATTCCGTGACCGATCTGCTCGATGGTCTTGGCGGGCAAGCTACCGCCGGAACATACGTCTTCAACACGACCGTGGATCTTACCACTGTCAAGCGTGTACAGCTGCGATCGCATGTCAAGATTACGCTTGTCACCGCTGGCGATCTAATAGACACACGTACACAATCCATTGACGATTGGTTAGACGTTGATGGATCGACCGGAGCGCGTGGCGATGTCATCGTCTACGCTCGCACGACTCCGGATAATCCCGGCGGCGCACCTGTATGGTCGGCGTGGTTCAGGTGCGATGTGGCCGAAGTCTCCGCTCGTGGTATACAATTCAAGGCAGAGATGAGCGTCGAAGACAAGTCCTTCAACATTCAAATCAATGAACTCCGGGCGACCGTGAAAGAGGTGCTGTAATGTCGACGCATGATCTCAACATTGCCAATGCGAACGGCTCTACGTTTCGCGGTGACCTGAACAACGCGCTAGTCGCGTTGGGCACCTTGATGTCGAGCACGACAGCGCCAGCTCTGACGCCGGCCGCGGGGCAGGTTTGGCTCGATACGAGCGCCAACCCGTATGTGCTCAAGGTGCACAACGGAACAGGCTACGTGTCACTGCTGTCATTCACCACCGGCGGCTCGCCAGTCATTACGCCTGGCGGCATCGGCAGCACAGTTCAAGGCTACGATGCGGCGACAGCCAAGACCAACGTTGTTCAGTCGTGGTCGAAGCAGCAACATTTCAACGGCGGTCAAGCCGGCGCCAATCTCACGTCGGGCGTTACGATCAATTGGAACCTCGATGATGCGCAAGTCGCCAGCATCACTCTTGGCCACAATGCCACCCTGGCGGCACCGACGAACATGAAGAACGGCGGCACGTACATCTTGCGAGTCAAACAGGATGGCACCGGCGGACGAACCTTCGCTTGGAACGCCGCCTACAAGTTTATCGGAACATCTCCGACAGTCTCCAGCGCGCCAAACGCGCTTGACATCTATACTTTCGTGTCGGATGGCACCAACCTCTACAACACTGGCATCCAGCAAGGCTTCTGATCCATGTTCCTCGCGGTTGGCGGTTCCGTTCCTTCGGGACTCAAAGTCCCTTACTCCGTGCGGTTCTATCCGGCGGACACGCCCGATTTCAATCGGAACGTTTCCGTAGTTGGAAACCGAAAGGTCTTCACGCTGTCCGCCTGGCTGAAGCTTGGCTCTGGCATGGGCACGCTTCGTCCGATTTTCCATTCGAACATTACCGGCGGTGCATACTTCGGTTTAAACCTCACGTCTGCTGACGAGTTCGCGGTCACAGATGGCACGGCGTTCACGACGACCTATCCGAACGTCAAGTTCCGTGATCCTACGGCTTTCATGCATGTCGTTCTTGCCGTCAACACGAACAACGGCAACTCGACCAAGTTTCGTCTCTACGTAAACAACGCGGAGATTGCAAACAGCGGAACCTATCCCGGTGCCATCGATCTCTCGTGGAACCATAACGGCGGAAGCACGCTTGCTCATTACATCGGGCGTGCGTATACAGGCACGGAGCGCTTTGACGGATACATGGCCTACATCCACCATGTGGATGGTCAGCAGCTGACGCCGGCGTCGTTTGGACAGCTGGACACAACGACGGGCGTTTGGTCTCCGAAGAAGTTCACCGGCACGTATGGGTCCAATGGTTTCCATCTAGACTTCATTGATGATTCGTCGGCCAGCTCCTCTGCCCTTGGCAAGGATCGCTCAGGCAATAACAACGACTTCTCATCGACGGCGATCAGCGTTGGATCCAGCGGATACGACGTCGACCGTGACGTCTACGCGGATGTTCCCACTGCGTACACGGATGGCGCCAATGGACGCGGGACCTTCTGTGTTCTCAATCCTCTTGACGCCAGCAGCGGTCTCGGAAGCCCGACGCTGAAGAACGGCAATCTTGAGTATCACTACCAGAACACCGGCTGGCAAGAATGCCGTGGCACGCTTGCAGCGACGTCCGGCAAGTGGTACTATGAAGTCACCGTCGCTAATCCGGGCAGCGGCGGCTCGTTCACCGTCGGCCTGCGTGGTCCGAATGGCAGGAACATGGGCGGCGTGTGGTGGCACAACGCTTCCTGGTCACTTGGCGTCAATGGGCTTATCTACGGTTACAAGGATGACGGACAGAAGGTCTCCGGTGGAACATCGGCTGCATACGGCGCAACGTTCACCACCGGCGACGTGATCGGCGTTGCACTGGATCTCGATGCGGGAACCGTTACCTTCTACAAGAACAACGCCACTCAGGGCACAGCGTTCACCGGCGTCGCCGGCGAGCTCACGCCTGGCCTGAACCTAAACCTCGGCGCACACGCGAAGTGCAATTTTGGTCAGCGTCCGTTCCGCTACACGCCGCCGTCTGGCTTTTTGCCCTGGAACAGCCTGAACATTGGTGCGGCCGTTGTTCAAGGAGCAAGCGCATTCAACGCTGTGACCTACGCCGGCAACGGCAGCTCGCAGTCGATTTCTGGCCTGGCGTTTCAGCCGGATCTCGTTTGGATCAAACAGCGCTCTTCGCCGGCAGACTCGCACAACCTGTTTGATAGCACTCGTGGCGCTACGCTCAAATTGACACCCGATAGCACGGCGGCAGAAGCAACCGTTGCGCAATCTCTCACCGCGTTCAACTCGAATGGCTTTTCGGTTGGATCAGACGGCGGTGTCAACGAGAACGCGCTCAACTTCGTGGCGTGGGCTTGGGATGAAAGTGCAGCCGACGGTCTTGACATCAGGTCGTTCACCGGAACGGGTGCGGCGCAGACTGTCAGTCATAACCTCTCCCCCAAGGTTCCCGAATTCATCATCTATAAGTCACGGTCTGCGACCGGTGACTTTGTCATTGGCCACAAAGATCTGAACTACGGGACCAATCCCTGGAACTATTACTTGTTCTTCACGACAGCAGCGCAGTCGGCAAGCGCATCGGCGTTCAACAATACGGCGCCGACTTCTAGCCTCGTGACGATTGGTTCTTGGGCAGCTAACACTGTCACACAGATCGCGTTTATCTTCGCCGGCATCGAGGGCTACAGTGACTTTGGAAGCTATACCGGAAACGGTATCACCAACGGTCCGGCTGTCTATCTAGGCTTCCGCCCGCGCTTCTTGATGATTAAGGGTCTGGCTGCCGGCTGTGAGTGGAAGATCCACGACACAACGCGCGACCCCATCAACCCCGTCGGTAACGATTTGATCGCTGGATCGAGTGCGGCAGAAGCGACCGGGAGCGCCATTCTCGATATTCTCGCCAATGGGTTTAAGATCCGAGGCACTTCGAGTAATTACAACAGCGACGGGACCCAGTATATCTATGCGACGTTCGCCGAAAGCCCGTTCAAGTACGCTCGCGCCCGCTAAGCATAGGAGCCAATATGATCTGGTTGCTGAACGGTGTTCGGATTCATCCGAACATGGGTTTCACTCATAACGGAACCCAGTATCCGCCTGGCTGGCTGGCACGAGCACAGCCGGAAGATCTCGCGGCTGTCGGCATCGAGACACGGGACGACAATCCGATCCCTGATCAGACTTGGTACACGTCTTCGCAGCGCGATGACGGAACCTGGAATTCTACGCCGCGTGATCTCGAGGCAATGGCGCCTGGCCTGAAGCAGAAGATCAAAGACCAGGCGCGCAATCGTATACTGGCAATCTGCCCCGAATGGAAGCAGACAAACATCGTCGCTCGCGGTGTTGAAGTTCTGCTGACGCTCATGTCAACCAACAGCGGCTTCAATACGCTTCCGCCTGAAACTATCCAAGAGGTGACGAACGGATTGTCGATGTGGACGACAATCAAAAACATCAGGGCAAAGTCTGCAGAGCTTGAGGCACAGATCGACGCTGTGATTAGCGACGCCGTCCTTGCTTTCGACACAAAGACGGCTATGTTAGTCACCATAACGTCCAATGAGGACGTCGTCTGGACGGCGTAACCTGTATGGACAAAATCGATTACGCCAAGGAACTCTTAATGGCAGTTCTTTTCGGCATCCTGGGCCGCGCCATTTACTTTGTCCGGCATGACACCCGGCCTTTGGGCCTAAAACTGTTTCTATACGAGATCCCAATTGCCGTCGGATTCGGCATCATGGGCGGAGGGGTAGCACAATGGCTGAATTTTACGGGGATGGTTCAAAGCTCCGTGATGATCGCGAGCGGGTACATCGGTCCGAGGATAGTCGACATTGTGGTGGACAGCCTCCCGGCATACCTCAACGCGAAAATAAACAAACAGTGATTGCACGAATCATTCATGACGGTTTGGAGCCAATCATTCGCGCCATCATCGTACTTGCGATCCTCGGCTTTGCCGTTCAGCAGTTTGTGCTGGACCCGCCGCACATTTTCGAAAGCGTTGAGGTGCTGACACCAACGGTGGCTGCCGGCCAGTCAGTTTCTCTGCTGTATGTGCGGCACAAGAAAAAGAACTGCACAGCAACCATTCACCAATTCGTCGTCCAAGAGTCCACCGGAGAAGCGGTACTGCGTCAAGTAATCCCTGGTGGATACGGACCATTTGGTGTTGCACCGGTAAGGGTAAGATTGGCTACGCTTCCAGACTGGGAACCAGGCGCGTACGTCTATCAACCCACCATGCGTCAAGAGTGCGGCTGGCTCGATTTCACGGTAACTATCCCGCCGGCGCGATTTGAAATCGTCAAATGAGGAGCTGAAAATGAACCCGACTGCAAGCCGCGGATATCGAAACAAGAACCCGGGCAACATCCGGAAGACGCCGAACATGAAGTGGCAGGGCCTGGCCGAAAGCCAGCCCGATTCAGACTTTGCGACATTTAAGTCGCATGTCTGGGGCATCCGCGCGCTCGCGGTGCTTCTGATCAACTATCAGGACAAGCACGAGATCCGGACAATCCAGCAGATCGTGCGGCGATGGGCTCCTCCCAATGAGAACAACACGCCGGCCTATGTCTCGGCGGTCTCGCGGTCGACGGGCTTCGATCCAGATCAGAAGCTGGATCTGCACCAGTACGTCTGCCTGCTGCCAGTGCTCAAGGCGATCATCCAGCACGAGCTCGGCGGCCAGCCGTATGATGACGACACGCTCAACAAGGGTCTGGAGCTCGCCGGCGTCCGCCCGGAGCCGAAGCCCCTGGCGCAGTCGCGCGAAGTGCGGGCCGGGACGGGGCAGATCGCCGCTGGTGGCATCGCGGCGGCTGGCGCCGCAATCACCACCGCAAGCGACGCCGTTCCCGCGTTGCACAATCTCGCGGGCTTCGTCGAGGGGCACTGGAAGGTGTTGATCATCGTTCTCGGTCTGTTGACCGTGGCGATCGGCATCTGGCAGATCTCAATCCGGCTCAAGGCACGCGCCACCGGAATCCGCTGATGGGTCTGATCCTTTCGTTTCTGAAAGGATCAGCCCTCAAGCTGCTGGCGATCGCGGCAGCCGCGGTGGCGGTCCTCGGCTTCTTGGCGAAAGTCAAGAGTGCCGGTCGAATGGAAGAACGTGCGGAGAACTTGGCCAAGGCGGCCGAGTCCGCAAGACAACGAGCGAGGGTCGAAAATGAAGTGGCCGGCAATCCTGATCGTGCTGCTCTTCGCGACGAGTTGCTCCGCGACTGGGGCAGGAAGCGCTGAGTGTTCCTGGGTCAGACCGCTTCGGCTGTCTGACGAGACAATCAAGACCATGTCAGACCAAGAGGTCAACGACGTGGTCGTTCACAACCGTATGTGGAGACTGAAATGCGAGACATCGTCCTCTTGAGCGCATCACTCGCCGCCGGCGGCATCTGGCGTCGCTGGTTCGGCAGCGGAACCATCCTTCCCACGCCCAGGGCCGTCAAGCTCCTGATCTGGGCGTTGCTCGTCGTTGCCCTGGCTCTATGGGCCGGCGTTCCCTACTGGCTGGTCGTCTATCTGGCGGCAATCACCACCGCTGGCTGGTCGTTCGGTCATGGTTCGTACATCGATCTCGGTCGCATGCCTGCGGGCGACAATGAACGAGCCAAGTTCATCCTGGACAAGATCCTCGGAATCGAGACCACTCCGAGCTGGAAGCGCGACGCCCTCGGCCTGTTCATCACGTACGGCGTGTGGTTGTGGCTGACGGCCTTCGGCCTGTTCATCGTCGGCAACTGGTTCCTCATCCCGTTGCTCCTGGCCCCGTTCATCGTCGTCCTCGGATACGAGATCGGCTGGAGAGTCGGCGAGAAGTACTCGCTGATTATCGGCGAGTGCGTGATCGGCGGTTGGGTACTGGCTTCGCTGTTCATCACGCTCTACAACTGATGCGATGTAGCGTAGCACGCGGTTAATCTGCGTGCTACGCTACGTAGCTTGACAACGGGAGATTTGAATGAAAGTCTCAATGATCGGTGGCCGGCTACACATCACCAATCTTCAGCTCTCGAGTGAAGAGCTGATGTTCTTGCGAGGCCTGCAAGGTCGCAAGTTCCACGGACGCGAAATTAGCGTCGATGTTACGTTCAAGAACATCTTGCATCTGGCGTTGCGCGTGTCGGACTTCGATGCGGAAGCCACCGATTTTCTGAGGCGCGCTCGTGGCGTCAATGCCGACGGTCCAACACCGCTCGAGTTCAAGCTCCAGCCAATGAAGCATCAGCTCGATTGCTTCTTGCGGACGAAAGACGAACCGTATTATGCCTACTTCATGGAGATGGGCACTGGCAAGACCAAGGTGACACTCGACGTTGCATCGCACCTATTCTTGCAGAAGAAGATCGATACGCTGCTCGTCTTGGCGCCAAACGGTGTCCATGAGAAGTGGGTCTACGAGGAAGTGCCAAAGCACCTGTCTGTTCAAGTCGAACATTGGGCGGTGGCCGTACGACTTGAGGATCTGCGGCGCCTGGCTAATCTTCCGTCGACTGAACGCCTGTCGATCGTCGCCCTCAACATCGAGTCCTGCTCGAGAGAAGACGCTTACCGAGAGGTGAAGCGGCTGATTAAGAACCGTCATGTTCTGTGCGTGGTCGACGAGTCAACGCGCATCAAGACGCCGTCTGCGGTTCGCACGCGGCGCATCTGGAAGATCGGAGATCTCAGCGCGTATCGACGGATCCTGACCGGATCGCCTACGCCACAAGGTCAGCACGATCTCTACGCGCAGTTTCGTTTCCTTGATCCGTCGATCATCGGATGCGAGACCTATTCCGAGTTCAAGGCGATGTATACGATCGTCTCAAGTGACTACAACAAGGTCGTCGGCGGAATCAATCAGGATCAGCTGCTTCAGCTTATCAATCCTTACACCTTTCGCGCGCGTAAGGAAGAGTGCCTTGATCTGCCGCCAAAGGTCTACATGGAGTGGAAGACACCGCTGAGCAAAGAGCAAAGCCAGGCGCTCAAGCGACTGAAGGATGATCTGGTCATCGAGTACAAAGATGTCAAGATGACCATCGAGCACAAGATGACCGTTGCGCTACGGATCCAACAGATCGCTGCGGGACACCTGCCCAAAGAGCTCAATGACGACGAAAACGTGATCCCGCTTCCGGCACCACGGCTCGAGCTGATGGCCGACATCGTCGAGGATTCCGGTCAACGCTCGATCGTGTGGTGCCGGTTCAAAGCGGATCTGTGGCGCTGTTACGAAACACTGCGAGCTCGAGGCATTGATGCGGTGATCTATGAGAACCGCGAGTCGCTTGTACGCTGGAAGCGCGACGGCATTCAGGTGCTCATCTCGACGCCGGCGCGCTCAGGCATTGGTCTCGATATGGTCGAAGCAACCAACGTCGTCTACTACATGAACAGTGATAATGCGGAGGAACGCTGGCAGAGCGAGGATCGCTGCCACCGTATCGGACAGGTGAACAAGGTTACGTATCACGACATCATCGCTCCAGGCAGTGTCGATCGACGTATCTTGTCGAGCCTGAAAGACAAAAAGAATGTGAACGATGCTGTCATGAGTGATCCCACCGCTATCGAAGAGCTATTGGGCTATTGGGTCGGGCAGGACTAAAATTAGCCGAAAGCTATTACCCAATAGCCGCGTTAGAAGGCCGTAGAGCTATTTTTACCCTTAGACCCATAGCCAGGCTAGGGCCCCACCCCGTAACGTTAGCCGTACCCCCTATATGTGCCCTCTTAAAACGCGTTCTACGATCGGCCTGCACGCCCCTCGCGGGGGCGTACGCGTACGCGCGCGCGTACACCCGCGCACGCGAGAGCCGAAAAATTTTCGATGTGAGAATCTGGCGAAACTGCCAATATGCCTAATAACCCACGGAAACGATTAAGCTATTAAGCGATATCGGTGCCAATAATCGATGTTTAATCTTAATAACTCGTTGATTTGTTTAGCGTATATGCGAATAGCTATTCCACGGAGTCGTTTGACAAGGTAGGATGAGGAAGATGGAAAACCGTGTGATGCTTGTTCAGGTACCGCCTCCCACGTGTAAGGGTTGGGTGCCTGACACTTCGTCTGCGTCAGCGTTCGGTCGCGTCATGGTCCTGCTTCAGAGCGGAGATCGTCCGAGCTACAGGCCGCACGCTTGTATCCGGGTGCTGAAGAACAAGCTCAGGGATTTCAACAGCAAGGGGGATCACATTCTGTGGGCTGGCGGAGATCCAGTCGGTCTGTTCCTGACGGGTCTCGTGCTTCGCGAGCTTGGACACAATGAGGTGTCCTGGCTGCGATACGAGCGGGATCCTCACAGGCGCGACGATCGCAGCGCCCACAAATACGAAGTGGTTCACATCAAGCTCTCTGATGTGATTCCAGGCGTGTAACGAGAGCGGAAAGGAAGACTATGACAACGGACAACAAAGATGACGACATCGATCTCGTTGGCGACAGTCAGTGTGTCAACGAGTCAGCGCTCGGGCAGGTCGGAACACTTGTCGATGAGCTCAATGACAAGTATCGAGAAGCCGAGGCGCTTGAGCTGAAGTTCAAGAAGCTCCATGCTGAGATCCTTGAGCTCGAGACTAAGACCCTGCCTGAAGCGATGCGGACGGCCAACACCAAGGAGTTCACCACGCTTAGCGGTGAAAAGGTTGGACTCATCGAGTTCATCCAGGTTAGCATTCCTTCGCAGACGGCGATCGATAAGGCTCGAGGGGAGGAGAAGGAGGAGCTGATCCGTCGTCGGATCAACGCTCACAATTACCTGCGGGACAACGGACATGGCGGTCTGCTCAAGACCGACGTGATCGTTTCGTTCGGCAAAGACAAGGAGGAGGAAGTCGCAGCTGCGATCAAGCTGCTCAAGGAACACGATCTTCAACCGACCGTTGAAGAGGGCGTCCATGCGGCGACCCTGGCCTCTTGGGCCAAGGAACAGAAGGACGTCGGAAAGATCCCGCCGGAGGACTTCTTCAAGACCTTCGTCGGGACGAAGGCTGTACTGTTCAAGCCACGCAAAACCGGAAAGAGGAAGTGATCATGGCGAAGAAGAATGAAGAGACGGTCAAGTCGGAAGCTCAGCCCACGGTGTCCGTGGCGCCCGGCATTCCCGTCGAAACCAAGAACGAGGTGACGATCGCGCAGCCTGCTCAGCTGCCGGCCACTGCGGATGAAATCGCCGCGGCGGAACTGCTGCAAGATGCGGCAGACTCCGCGGAGCATCTGACGCGCGACGACCTGATGATCCCCTTCCTGTCGGTGATCCAGACGGGAAGCCCGCAGGTCAAGAAGGGCAAGCCGGAATACATCGAAGCTGCAAAGCCCGGCATGTTCATCAACACGCTGACAAACGAGCTGTTCGACGGCGACGTCGGCGTGCTCGTCCTGCCCGTGTTCTATACGATCAACTACACGGAATGGAAGCCGCGCAGCAAGGGCGGCGGTCTGGTCGCCGACTACGGCATCGACGACAGCATCCTCAAGCAGACCAAGCGCAACGAGGAGACCGGTCGCGACACCCTTCCGAACGGCAACGAAGTCGCCACCAGCGGCATGCACTACTCGTACCTGCTCAACAACGACACGTTCATGCCTCAGCAGGTCGTCATCAGCCTGTCGGCGACGCAGCTCAAGAAGTCCCGGCGCTGGAACACCCTCGTGTCCACGCTCAAGGTGCAGCATCCCTCCGGGCGCGGACACTTCACGCCGGCGCGCTTTTACATGACGTATCGCCTGAAGACGGTGCTGGAAGGCAACGACAAGGGCGACTGGTTCGGCGTCGTGATCGAGTACGAGAAGCCCGTTCTGCAGCTGCCGAACGGCGTCGGGCCGGACCTGTATCGCATGGCGCGCGACTTCTCTAAGCTCGCCAGCGAAGGTAAGGTCCAGGTCCAGAAGATCCAGGACACCGTGATGTCGACGGGCGCCGGCGGCGCGTCTGATGGCGGGGGTGACGACATTCCCTTCTGAGTAGCTGCAACTACAATTGGCGCCGGTGCTGAGGGGCACCGGCGCCTTAACTTTGCGCTGCGGGGATTGTTATGGATCAACAGCTAGTGGCACGATTTGCCAAGCTGTTCCGGGGATACTCACGGGCTTTTGGTCAATACACGGCCAGGCGTGTTTCCGAGACAGGTAAGGTTGAAGGCCGCGCTACGACAGTGCGCGAGCCGATCAAGCTTGAGATCTTCGAGAGGCACCTAACGAGTGCGGATGATGGTTTGGGCATCATCCCGCTCACAGATGACAACAAGTGTTCGTTCTCGGTCATTGACATCGACGAACGAAATGTCAGCCACGCACAGCTCATCAAGGCTTGCGAACGCTTCCGTCTACCTTTGGTCGTCTGCCGATCAAAGTCAGGCGGAGCACATCTCTATTTGTTCTGTGAACCGGCCGCGCCGGCGCAGCTTGTGCGAGACAAGATGGCGCAGTGGGCAGCGTTGCTCGGTTACGCAGGCTGCGAAGTCTTTCCGAAGCAGTCATCCCGCGACGGGGATCATGACGTCGGAAACTGGATAAATCTTCCATACCAGAACGCTGTGCGCACTGTGCGTATGGCCTATGGACCTGACGCTTCGCCACTCACACTGTCGCAGTTCTTGCAGTATGCGGAAGCGTCATATGTGGACGAGTCGGCGCTCACGAACTACTCCATGCCGATCCCTGATGATGACATGGCGCTGGAGGCACCTCCATGTCTGTCCGTCATTCTGGGCATGGGAGGTTTCTACGAAGGTTCGCGCAATGAGGGCATGTTCAGCCTGAGCGTTTACCTGCGGAAGCGCTTTCCCGACAGCTTCGAGTCCAAGTTCCAGGAGTACAATCTCAAGTATTGCACTCCGCCACTTAGCCCGAGCGAGCTGCAGACGATCATCAAAAGCTCGAGCCGCAAGGACTATGGATATCGATGCCAGCAAGCACCGATTAAGCAGCACTGCCAGAAGCGCGTATGTTTGACGCGCCAATACGGAATTGGCGGCGGTGGAGCTGAAGAGCAACTCGAGATCGGCGACGTTGTCAAATACGAGTCATCTCCGAATGATCCCGTGCGGTGGAGCCTTGAGGTTTCGGGTCAGCGAATTACTGTCCCAACTGACGTCCTGTACGATCTGAACGCTTTCAACCGCGTATGCATGGAGCGTCTGCACAGGATCCCCGTTCAGATGAGCCCTGTGCGCTGGCGCAAATACCTCGATGGTTTGCTACGTCAGGCGACAGTCGTGCAAGAACCGGAGGACTCTGGTCCGAGTGGCCAGCTGTACAACTGGATTGAGCAGTTCTGTCTCCAGCGTGCGAGAGCAAGAACGCTGGATGAAATCTTCACCGGTCGGCCCTATTACGGGGACGACAATCGCGTTTACTTTCGATCCATGGATCTGTTCGCCTACTTGAACAATCGTCGTGTTGACTTCGACAGTCCACAAGACGTGTGGCGCCTGCTCAAGGAAAAGGGCGCGCAAAAGGTGTTCAAGCTAGTCGGAGGTAAGGGTGTCAACCTGTGGCATTTGCCGGAGCCGAAGTCTGCTGAGCTCGAGGCGGACAACACTCCAAAACTCGGAGGAGAGGAATTCTAATGATCGACGACATAGATGACGATTGGATGAACGACGTCGTTCCTGACCCGCGTGCTCCGCGGACAGACGGCTTTGTTCCTTCTGACGAACAGGCTGAAGCACTTCGTCGTGTGTCGCAGTTCTACAACGATCGCACGCGGCAGTACTTCGTCCTTGCCGGCTATGCGGGAACGGGGAAGACGACGATGGCGAAGTCGCTTCCACACCTTCTCAACTGCAAAGTCCTGTACGCGGCCTATACCGGCAAGGCTGTGTCTGTGCTGAAGGCCAAGGGCATGGACGCGTACACGTTGCACTCGCTGCTGTTCCGTCCGAAGGACAACGACGAGAAGCGCCGTGAGATGGAGATGCAGATCCAGTCCACACAGGACGCGGCCATGCGGAGGAAGCTCATCGAACGTATGAACCAGGACACGAACGACGTCGAGTTCATGCCGGCGGCGACCGTGATGCAAAACCCTGATCTGCTCGTGGTCGACGAGTACTCGATGGTGGATCAGTTCCTGCTCGAGCGGATCAACGCGAAGTTCAGGAAGATCCTGTTCATCGGCGATCCGATGCAGCTGCCGCCAGTCAAAGGCGGCGAGGAAGCTTGCCCGCTTGATGCGGACTTCACGCTGCAGCACGTTCATCGCCAGGCCGGTGCGCTCTTGCGCGTCGCGACGCGTATCCGTAGTGGCGAGATCATGCACGGCGTCGAAGTCGACGATGGACAGAACTCATTCACTTGGCTGGACGTCGATCAGAAGGATCGCATCGCCCAGGCGTTCATCGATGCGGACATCGCGCTCTGCTACAAGAACGAGAACCGGCGACAGCTCAACCGCCGTTATCGTCAGCGGTTGAATTTCACCGGCACCTACCCGCAGAAAGGCGAGCAGCTCGTCTGTTTGCGCAACAGCTATTTGCACCAGCTGTGGAACGGGGAGGTTTTCAAGTGTCACTCCGACGCCAAGAAGCTCGACGAGCACACGCTTAGCCTGGCAATCACGCCTGATAAGACGGCCGAAGTCGACGTGCGGAAGTTCGAACCGCACCTGTTTCGTCCTTCTCAGATGATCGATGAAGCCAGGGCGGCGCGCGCCGGCGTATCGATGGCCGTCTATCGCGCCAAGATGCAGCGCTCGCCGCCGCTCGAGTTGGACTTCGGCTATTCACTGACCGTGCACAAGAGCCAGGGAAGTGAATGGAATCGCGTCGTGATCCTGCACGACTACAGCCGCGGTCGCGGCGAAGACTATACGCGCTGGTTGTACACAGCAGTCACGCGCGCCAGGGTTTCAGCAACCGTTGTGGAGATCGGACGATGACAACGAAACCGTACGCGGTGGGCGCGTACATCTATGCGGGCGGCTTTACGCTCGGCATGCAGAAGCACTTCATGGTGGACCATCACCTTGAGGACGAGAAGCCATACGGCCTGGCGACGATCAAGGCCAACATGCCCCATATCAACGTGCTAAAGCGCAGCGAATGGGGCAAAGCGCACAGCATGTTGGTCAACGCGGATCTGATCTACGGCAATCCACCTTGTGCGGCGTGGTCGATGGCCGGCCGCCGCGGCGAGCATTGGCGCGACGACACTCGCGTTGATTGCACCCGAGCTCTTGTCGAGCTTGGCCTTAGCTACCGTCCGAAAGCCTGGGCATGGGAGAGCGTTAGCAATGTGTGGGGACGTGGTCGAGAGTTTGTTTCAGAGGTCGCCGAGAAGTTTACATCGATCGGCTATCAAGTCACCGTGCTCCTACACGATGCACAGCACATCGGGCTGCCGCAAATTCGCAAGCGATTTTTCCTCGTCGCAACCAAGTTCGACCTTCTCCCAATCTCGCCCAATTGGGCGCCGGCGCCGACCTTCAACGAATGGTTCGACGGCGTAGATCCCGGCAACGAGATCAAGACGTCGGAGCAGAAGTTCGACTATCTCTTCCCGCTGACCCCTCAAGGTGGCAAGCTGAAGGAGTCGTTCGATCTTCTGTACGAGGACGATCCGACCGTTGGCCGCAATGCGCAGGGCGGCGTGCGAGGCAGCCCGTCGTTTCTCCTGCGCCGGCTGTGGGAGAACAAGCCGGCGTTCACCTTCTGCGGGGCGCCGATGCTGCATCCGACCGATGATCGTTTCCTGTCGGTCAAGGAGTGCCAGCATCTCTGCGGCTTCCCGCTGGACTATCAATTCATAGCCAAGAGCGATCCGGCCAAGCTGAACCTGATCGCTCGAGGGGTTTGCCCGCCTGTCGGTGAATGGTTGGGCAAATCACTTCGCCAGTCGATGGATCTCTTCAAGCCGGCTGTGGCCGAGATGCGGATCATCGATCACCGTAAACCACCCGAGGGAGTCTGACAATGACGGATCGTTTGGATCAATTGAAGGAAGAACAGAAGGTGCTCGAGGCCACAGGCGCGCTTCGAGCTTCGTTGAAGTCGGCGCAGTCGCTCGTCGACCGAGAGTGCCACTATCCGAAGGTCACGCTCGAGACCATCGTCCGCAAGATCGACAGCACGACGTTCCTCTACCACGAGCATCTGACCATCTGTCTGCTGAAGATGAAGAACGGCTTCTTCGTCCTCGGCAAGGCGGCGCCGGCGGATCCACGGAACTATGACAAGAGCGTTGGCGAGACCTTCGCCCGCGAGGACGCAATCAAGCAGATCTGGCAGCTCGAAGGCTACCTGCTCTGCGAGCTCGTCAGCAAGGGATGAAGATCACGCTGTGTGGATCTGCTCGCTTCGAGCAGGAATTCCACCGCCTCGCCAGGGAGCTAACCCTGGCGGGGCATGTGCTCTACTCGCTGTCCGTCTTCCCCAGCTTCGCGGGAAGCAAGAACTGGTATTCGGAGGAACAGAAGGTCGTTCTTGATCTTGTGCATCTTGCCAAGATCGAAGAGAGTGATGCGGTGCTGATCATCGATGTGGATGGATACATCGGTGAGAGCACGCGTCGTGAGATTGCATGGGCGCGGATACGGGGCAAGAGGATTGCTCTTCTATCGCGGCCAGAAACGTGGAAAGATCTGCTAGGGGAGACTTGAATGTCGTCGCATCACGTCCAGAGCTACTACATGGATGTCTATGACTTCCATCGCAAATTCGAGCTCCCTCGTCCGGAAGGTTTCCGGCCTTTGAGCTATGAGCTCTTCAAGTTTCGCCAGCGGTTTCTGCAGGAGGAACTCGACGAGTTCATTGAAGCGTACAACCGGCAGGAGCATGAGAAGGTGCTCGATGCTCTTGTTGATCTGGTCTATGTGGCCATCGGCACGGCGGTCATGATGGGTGCGGACTTCAACGCGGCCTGGCGGCTCGTGCATGAAGCCAACATGTTGAAGGTTCGAGCTGTGCGGGCCGAGGACAGCAAGCGCATGACGACGTACGATGTTGTCAAGCCACACGGCTGGAAGGCTCCCGATCTCAGTCACTTGGTGCGTGGATGATTATCATTCTCGAAGGTCCCGACGGCGCTGGCAAGACCACACTGGCCGGCAACCTCGCAAAGCATTTTGCCGCCAACGGCGAAGAGATACTATACCTGCACTCGCGCCATCATAAGAACCAATGGAAATATGATTGCGCGCTAGTGCGGAGGGCGATCGTTGCGCACGTCAACGGAAAGCACGTGATCATGGATCGATCCTGGATCGGCGACAACATCTATGGTCGGATCTATCGCGACGGCGGCGGAACCTGGGTGCGGCAACACGACGCCCTGTTGCGTCGTTACGGCGCCGTCTACGCCTTCTGTCTTCCGTCGCGCGAGACCGTGATTGCGGAGCACAAGAAGAAACATGCCGCCGGCCTCGAGAAGTTCGCCACCGTGGACAAGATCTATGATGCTTATCACGATCTGTGGCACGGCAATTCGCTGAAGTGGGCAGCGGAAGGTATGAACTACGTCGAGCAGTTGGCCACATACGGTGGTTGGAAGCACCGCGACGACGGCGTGCTGTTCGATTGGCAGAAGCAATCTGTGTCGTGGCTCGTGCGCGAGCTTCGTGGCTGTGAGTTGAAGAATAGTCTGTCAGACGCTATCCATACCGACGCGCTCAACTTTCGTGGCGGCATCCGGCGCTGGCACAACATGTACCTGTTCGTGATGTCGGATCATCCCGAGCACGGCGTGGAAGCTTGCGCGCTCCCGTTTCCGATGTTCGGTCGGGATTGGTTCAAGTTCACAAAGGCCATGCACATGACGGGATTGCCGGAAACCCATCTGTGCTATACGGACTTCCACGATCCTAACGACAACTTCCGGCGTGTCTCAAGCACGCCAAAGTGCGTGCACACGCTGATGTCCGATTGTCGCGTTGTTGCAGTCGGCTCTTACGCACTGAAACACTGCATTGACCAGAAGATCCCCGTCTACAGGAAGATCCCATATCCAGTGCTTCATGATGAAGCGGCCGTGCGGAAGTATTCGTACGTGCTAAGGGAGGTGCTAGGTGGCTGAGTACATCTTCGTTCGAGATCTGAAAACGGCGAAGGACAAGCGACCTCGGTTCTTGATCTGCAAGAGAGATCCGAGCGGAACCTTCGTCGTCAACTGCCTTGTCCGCTCTGAGGAGTGGGCAAGGGAAGTAGTCGACCAGCTCAACAAGAAAGGACAACGACATGACCGCAAACACCAGCTATCGTGACGTCCTCGTTCAGGTGCTTGGATACGGCATTGCCGTCGAGCATCAGAACTCCGCCGGCTCTGCGGGGCGAGGCACGCACGAGATCATCAACGGAACCTTCTCCTGCATCATGCAGCAGCCGGTCATCACCATCAGGTCTCGCGCGCTGAACTATCGCTTCATGGCGGCCGAAGCGGCGTGGATCCTGTCCGGCAGCAATCACCTCGACGACATCGTCTGGGCGATGAAGCGGTACAAGGACTACTCCGATGATGGGGTCTTCTTGCGCGGCGCCTACGGGCCCAAGGTCATCGATCAGCTGCCGTATGTTGTGGCGGCGCTTCGTCGTGACATCAGATCGCGCCAGGCAGTCTTGAGCATCTGGCGCGAGCGGCCCGATCCGACGTCGAAGGACATTCCCTGCACGCTCACGATGCAGTTCCTTGTGCGCGGCGGGATCATGCACACCGTCGTCAACATGCGGAGTTGGGATGTCTACTGGGGTCTCCCTTACGACATCTTTACATTCTCGGCGATCAGTGCTGTTGTGGCGTCGCTGGTTCCCGAAGTTGTTGCGCTCGGCAACTTGCACGTCAACGCTGGTTCTTTGCACTTGTACGAGAACCATCGCAAGGCGGTGGCGGATCTCGTGCAGACGACGCCGGAGCTCTTGATTGAGACGGCACTCATGCCGCCGATGTTCGATCTCGATCTGATGCGGAACGAGCCACACCGCCTGATGAATGAGCTCAGCAACGTCGCGCAACGCGCGCAACACGTTGACGCGCTCGAGCTGACGGTGGTGAAGCTCTTGTCGAAGTTGATCACCCATGCGCCCTGACGTCTATCCGTACTTCATGCAGATAGCGCACGTCGTGGCGACACGCGCTACCTGTCCTCGCCGGCAGGTCGGCTGCGTGCTCATCAACGCTCGTCGGCACATCCTTGCTACTGGTTACAACGGCGTACCCGCCGGCCAGAAGCACTGCATTGATCAATTCTGCCCCGGCGCGACGGCGCCGTCAGGGCAGGGTCTCGATCTATGCGAGGCTATCCACGCCGAGCAGAACGCGCTGCTGCAGTGCCGTGACGTTCACGACATCGATGTCTGCTTCGTGACGACAGCTCCGTGCATTACTTGTACGAAGCTGTTGCTAAACACATCGTGCAAGACTATCGTGTACGTCAACGAGTATCCTCACTCGTTCACGGCAGCCGTTCGTTGGCGCGATGCGGGACGGATGTGGCTTCAGCTGAAGTCATACAATGCAACATAACCTCTTCGCTCTGCAGTCCGACTGGTTTCCGCCAGAAGACTTTCCGGAACTCGATGGGATCGTGGGTCTTGACTTCGAGACCCGCGATCCCAAGATGAACTCAATCGGTCCGGGATGGGCGTGGGCCAATCTCGAGGATGGAACGAAGCTCGACACGCAATTCGGCTATCCGGTCGGCGTAGCGATCGCCTGGAAGGGCGGCAAGGGTTACTGGCCAACGGCTCATGGATACGGCGGCAACATGCCGGCCAGCTCCGTCTATGGCTGGTTGCGCGAGCAGGCCGAGAAGCCAGGCGTGACCTTTGTCGTTGCCAGCGGTCAATACGAGGCCGGCTGGCTTCGAGCATTGAAGATCAAGCCCTACAACCGGTTGCACGACGTGCAGCTGATGGCGCCTCTGCTCAACGAGCATCGCCGCAGCTACAGCCTCGATGCGCTGTCGCTGGACTATCTTGGCAAGCGCAAAGATGAGACGTTGCTCAAGCAGGCCGCGAAGGACTTCGGCCTTAAGAACCCGAAGTCGGATCTGTGGCAGCTGCCGGCAACCTACGTAGGTCCGTATGCGGAGCAGGATGCAGTGCTCGTGTACGAGCTCTACCATATCATGATCGAGAAGATCCTCGATCAAGGCTTGCAGAATGTTTACGATGTCGAGCGCGAGCTCATCGACATTCTGGTCGACATGCGCTGCCGCGGTGTGCGGGTCGATCTCGATGAGACGGAGCAGGCGATCACATTAGCTCGCAAGAAAGAGAGCGATGCTATCGCGGAGCTAAAGCGCTTGACCAACCTACGGGTCGATCCGTGGAGTGGTGAATCCTGTGCGATGGCGCTGCGCGAGCGTGGACTCTACATTCCGAAGACCGCCAACAACAAGGACAGTGTCACCAAGGAATTACTCGAGACATCGAAAGATGAAGTCGCAACCCTGATCCGAGAGGCACGGCGCTGGAACAAGTGTCACACGACCTTTCTCAGTGGTCACATCCTGCGGCATAATGTCAAGGGTCGCGTCCACTGTCAGTTCCACTCGCTGCGAAGCGACGACGAATTCGGTGGCGCCAACGGAACGGTTACGCAGCGCTTCTCGAGCAGCGATCCCAACCTGCAGCAGCTGCCAAGCCCTGCTCGCAAGGATCCTGAGATCGGCTTCTTGATCCGAAAACTGTTCAAGCCTGAAGTTGGTGAGGAGTGGCACGCTGCCGACTACAAGAGCCAAGAGCCAAAGCTGCTCTGCCACTTCGCAGAGCTTGCCGATCTGAAGGGCGCTAAGGAAGCCTGTGATCGATATCGCAATGACAAGTATCACGACTTCTACGCGCCGATTCGCGCCTATACGGGACTGGACAAGCACTCGGCAAAGACGATCGTGCTCGGCCTGGCCTACGGCATGGGCGATGGTAAGTTGTGCCACTCGCTTGGATACGAGACGGAGCCGGCGGAGTTTGAGAACCCTCAGGGCAAGATCATCTACTTCGAGAAGGCTGGCCCTGAAGGCAAGGCGCTGCTGGACAAGTTCGACGAAGTCGTGCCGTTTATCCGTAAGATGCAGAAGCTCTGCAAGTCGCGGATCGAGAAGCGCGGGTTCCTGGTCGGCATCGACGGCGCGCGGTTTCGTCCTCTAACGCCTGATGAGTATCGGAAAGGGCTCAACAAGCTCATTCAGGGATCTGCTGCGCGTCAGATGAAAAGAGCGATGCTCGAGATTAGTCGACGTGGTATGCTGCCAAACCTACTAGTGACAGTGCATGACGAATTAGGTCTGAGCGGAGGAGGGGAGTCTTTCCGTTCAAAGCTGACACTCGCCATGGAGGAAGCCGTCGTGCTGCGAGTACCGAGCACGATTGATCTTGAAGTTGGGCCAAGCTGGGGAGATGCTAAATGAAGCACATGGGCAAGCATGCGAGCTGGAATGTATCCGAAGAGGAGATCGTGAAGACGACGAAGTGCTCGCCGCTGATGGCGAAGCTCTTCAAGCAGACACAGACGCGCGAGCAGATGTTTCCCGTCCTGTATGCCCTGATGCGGTTGCCGATGGAGCGGGTACGGTTCGAACCGTCGCTGCGCTGCACCATCGGCAAGAGCGGCATCGGCAAGAGCGGCATTGGCAATGCGAACCTCTTGTGGACGTACATGGGTGAGCAACTGACCATGAATTCGCTGCAAGCACTGTCGGGATACCAACTTGTCCGAGCGGCTTGAGCTCGTCTTCGGTCCTCCTGGGACCGGCAAGACGACATACTGTCTGAGGCAAGTTGCCGAGGAACTCGTCAGGGGCGTGTCCCCTGACGAGGTTGCCTTCTTGGCCTTTAGCCGCGCCGCGGCTAGAGAAGCGCGAGATCGTGCTCGCGAACAGATGCCGGAGCTCGCCGGCAAAGAACTTCCATTCTTCCGTACCCTTCACAGCTTGGCCAAGGTACGCGCCGGCGTTACGACAACGCGGCTCATACGGCACCACCATTGGCAGGAACTTGGCAAGGAGCTCGGACTAACGTTTGCCGGGGTGTATGATGAACTCACTGAGCGCGCACCTTCGGGCGATACCCGAGCACTTGGCGACCGCTGTCTTCGACTATACGGCTTGTCTCGAGCGCGATTGGAGACAGTGGCTGAGTCTTGGCGAAAAGAGGGTGGCCTCGATATGGAACCCTCAACCGCCCTGCGGTTTGAGCGTCAACTCGAGCTCTTCAAGCGTCACGAAGATCTTGTTGACTTCGGCGACCTGCTTGAGCTGGACAGACGACCTCTTCCTGTCAAGCTACTTGTTATCGACGAAGCTCAGGACCTCACTCCTCAGCAGTGGGCTTACGTCCGGCGAATTGCTGCCGGCGTTCCTCGAGTTATCCTGGCTGGTGACGACGACCAAGCCATCTACGAATGGTCGGGTGCTGACCCCATCGGAATGTTGCGCTTCCGGGGGAGAGTCACTGTTCTCCCCGTCAGCCATCGACTACCATCTCGAATTGCTAGCATCGCTGTACGGCTCGCCGAGCAGATTACCGTACGCCAGCCGAAAAAGTGGTTACCTCGCGATGCTGAAGGAGCAACCACCGTTATCGCAGACGAAACACATCTCAACCTCCGAGAAGGTAACTGGCTCCTCCTCGCTCGTCACCGATTTCATCTCGACAGATTTGTCGCTGAAGCACGCCGTCAGGGAGTGGCGTATCGAACGGACTCCGACGGCTGGTCTACCAGCAGTGAAGCTGTTAAGGCGGCACAAGCGCAAGAGCGCCTCCGGCGTGGCGAGACCGTAAGCCGGAGCGAGGCAGCGCTAGTCGCTCGCCTGGCGGGGATGAAGATCAAGACGCAGAACGCGCAAGGACCATTCAGCAGAGCTGACTTCAACGGCCCTGCGGAGTGGCCGACATGGTATGAACACCTGACGCACATGAGCCCAGAGGAACGGGAATACGTCCGTGATCTGCGGCGTCAGGGCGAGTCAATGAAGAGTGAAGGTCGGATCAGGATCACGACCATTCACGGAGCGAAGGGTCTGGAAGCGGATCGTGTCGCTCTAATCAGCGATGTTAGCCGAGCGGCTAGCGTCATCTCCGACGCGGAGTTTCGCGTCCAGTACGTCGGAGCAAGTCGAGCTCGAGAAGAGCTCTTGATCACTGCGCCGCGAACCAGCAGATACCATGACTATACCCTTCTGTAAGTTCCGCATCCTGCCATAGCCATAGCCGGCCGGGACGCACTTTGTATGCGAGAGACGCTGTTTCTCTTTTTATTGTACTTATTTTCGAAAGCAGCTATAATCTCAATATCAACAAAAACAAAGGAGCAAGTCAAACACAGGAAAGCAAATAGCTACATAACGACAGGCACGGTTCGACGAAACCTTGTCACTCCCGAATTAGGTCGGCGTTTGGCGCAGCCTACTAGGAATGACGAAGCGATTAGTGAGCCAAGGATGTGCCGCGCCCGACCGGAATTCCGGCTGTCTCACGGGCGAAAGCGTAACCGAACGCAAAGCATCCCGCACAAGGCGAATGCCCCGAAAGGCGCATGCCCTGCGAAAGCCGGAAACTGAGATGGTTCGACCGTAATGGTTCTAACCGGACGGAACAAAAAGCCGCCGAGGAACTGAGGGTCAAAGCCGGAGTTTCCTACCCTACTCGGGACCAGCGCGATTGAGTTGAGGCACAGGTTACAACGCTGCGCGTAATCCAAGGCCACCACAACGGAAATTCATCACGGCGCAGCTTCAAGCCGATCGCTCGGTCGGCTTGAAGGTGCGTCGTGCACCGAACCAAAGGAGCTCAATCATGGCAATCTTCGCAATCAATTCCAACCGCATCGTCGAACTCCAGCAGCAGGCGGAGTTCATGGCCAAGCAGGCCGCTCAGGCAGCCGAGGCCGTCAAGGCGATGAACGATCTCCAGCAGGCTCACGAGGCCGAACTCGCCCCGCTGGAGGAAGCCGTCAAGAAGCTGAACGACGAACTGGCCGCGCTCAAGGCCACCCACCAGTCGGCCATCGACGCCTTCGTCAAGGCCAATCCGATCCTGCGCGGCGTCAAGCTGCCGACGGCGACCGGCGCCAAGGTGACCCGTCGGACCGACGGCATCACCTGCAAGTCGATCATCCTCACCGGTCTGGACGAGGGCAAGGCGCCGAAGGACATCGTCGCGGACGTTCTGGCTGCGTTCCCGGATAGCAAGTGCAGCGTCAAGGACGTATACTGGCATCGTGGCCAGCTGAAGAAGGCGATGGCCTGAACTGCCGGTCGTTTCCGGCTTGCCGGCGGCACTGCGCCGCCGGCATGACGGAACCGAAAGGGTTCCGAACAGAGGAGAATAGCATGAACGAAGTCAAGACGCTCGACGACTTCCGCCGCACTCGCTCGCTTGGCACGGATGACGCCGGCGAGCCCATCTTTCTCTACCTGAACGGAGAGAGTGACAAGCTCGACACCGGCGTCTACATCCACATCGCGGATGGCGAGTTCCAGATGTACCTGGGCAATACGCTCCACACCGACCTGGGGCTTGACAGGCTCGAGGCCGTCCTGTTCGGCTGGTGCATCGCCGACGGCCGGATCAAGGCATAATTGATGATGTTCGACATCATCGCTCAGATCGCTGACATCGCTGTCACTGCGATCACCATATACGTGGATCTGCTCGGCAGCATCCACGTGTGACGTGCCAACCATAATGGAGGTGACAATGTAGCATGGCTGACGACTCACCGGAGGCGGCACGCAAGAGCTGGCCTCAGGCGCGTGGGCGTTGGGAACTTGCTCGCACGAGACGTTGGGGTCTCCTTGCAGGTTTACGCACTGCGCGCCTTACCTGACCCACGGTCATGCCGTGGCTTATCGCAGTCAGCTGCGGCCTGCAGGTGGTTCGCCACCTGCAGTGCGGAGCTGAATGCTCCAGAAAGAGAGACAACGGATGAAGTTGAGACTGTGCAATGTTCAAGTCTTCGAGAAGCTGTCCGAGGAAACGACGTGCTTCCACGCGACGCTGTTCGACGACAAGACACTTCTCTGCGAAGTCAGCAACCACGGTCACGGCGGCTCGCACGAGTGGAGCAACTGGGACGTTCATCAGAAGGTTGCCGACTATGCGAAGACCCTGCCCAAGCGGCCCTGGGGCTTCGACGTGCCGGACAGCATGGAGAAGGAGTACCAGCCAGACGCCGATGCGGTGATCGATGATCTGTTGACGGATGTTCTTCATCGCAAGGATCTGACCAAGATGATGAAGAAGTCCATCATCACCTACAATACCAAGAAGGAGCAGATCCTCGCCTACGACACGAAGCCGAAGACGCCGGTCACGCCCGAGCGTCTGGCGGCTTTCCGGCGTGCTCATCCGGACCGCGACGACAGCATTGTGCTGAACGACATGGACTTCGAACAGGCGTACTCGCTCTATAAGCAGGCGACGTCATGATCAACCGCAAGAAGGGCGAGTCCTGGGCTTCGTTCCAGAAGCGCAAGGCGGACGAGCAAGCCAAGGCAGAAGCGCGGTTTGCCGCGCACGAGCGTCTCGGCTGGAGCATGACGCAAGAGCGCAAGAACGCAGATCGGATCGACGGTTACGACCGCGACGATCTCGGTCTCTCCAACGACTATTGATTGGAGAAGATCATGAGCGCAATCGTCGAATACAAGCGGATCAAGGTGCGGCTATCTGGTTTCACCAGTGTTAAATCCATCGACATCGACTGGGAGGGCCGGCTAGAGCATCTCGACGAGCGGATGCAGGAGATCGCGAGAACTTACCATCCGCTCTACTGGCGCGCGGATGTCTTCGTCGAAGATCTGTCGACGAACATCGCCGATCCTTACAAGTACTTCACAACGTATCAGTTCAAGGTCACGGCGGTCAACATCCCCGCCAAGCTGTAAGCTGCGGGCTGCCGGCGGTTCGCTGCCGGCAGTGCGGAGCAGATGGCTCCATAACCGAAAGGAACTGACAATGACTGAGACAATGAAGCGCGCCCCGAAGACGTACAAGCAAGTCAGCTATGACGTCTTCAAGAACACGGCCGAGAAGCTCGAGATCAACCACGCACAGCTGTGCGAGGCACTCGGCTACAGTCCCGCTGCCTGGGGCAAGTGGGAAGCCAGCAAGAAGCTCCCGGCAGTCGCCGGCCTGGCCTGCGAAGCGCTCGTGCGGCGCCGTGGCAACTCCGCCAAGGGCGACATCAGCTACCAGCTGTTGAAGTCCTACTTCAATGGCACGAAGGTCACCAGCGAGCTGATCGATATGGGTCCGTCGCAGAAGATGACGATCGACGGCAGCAACTACATCCTGTTCAAGGTTGGTTGATATGACCATGCCCTCTCAGCGCAGCATCGTCTATCCGTGCTGGCTACGCATCTCTGTCGGCAAGGATCCGGCACAGATCGTCTTCGTGCTTCAACACGCTCAGAAGTTCGAAGGCATCGTCGAGGTTATCTGGACCAACACGACCCACCGCCACGGACTTCCCGTGGCGGTGGTGGAAGTGCGGTTCAAGAACCGGACGCTGTGCGAAGCCTTCGCCGACAGCCTCCCTCCGAGCCTCAGCATCCAGGAGCCGGTGATCTACTCGAACGCTGTCTACGTGCGAGCGCAGATCACCGCGGCGTACGAAGATGCGATGGCTGGTCTTCAGCGGCTCGATACGATCCTCACCCGATACGACGGCGAGGAGCGGATCGCGTCCAACACGCGTTGGATGAAGGCTCACTATCAGGACTTCGCCGCCTGGCGCGCTGAGCTCGAGAACGTCATCCACAACGTCGTCAAATCGCATGGAGGCCTCGGATGAGCGAGCGCGACAAGCTGCTCAACTACGCCGCGGTCTGTGAAAACTTGATCCATCGCATCGAGTGCAGCGTCATGTCAGACGCGACAATCGATGCGGAGATCACGGCCTGGCGTTACGGCCTGACCGTTCGCCGTTCGGAGGACGAGCACAGCATATGGAAGTTCTACCTCAATGATGCGCTCGTCGGAACGGAGTTCAACTATCCAGTGCGGCCCTACACTAGCAGCATTGATGCCGTAGTGGATCTTCTCGACGCCGACTGTCGCTGGTCGATGGGAACGCTGAGCAGGACGCCTGGCTACATCTGCTGGGTCGAAAGCGTGCATGGTGGCGGCCATCGGCTGGCGCCATGCGCTATCCTCATTGCTATCTTGCGTCGGCGTGCGACCTACGCTTACGCCCAGGCCAAGCGCCTCGAGGAGGAGGGCAAGTAACAAGTACTCCGGTGCAGCGACAGCAAATTAATCGAAAAAAGTTGTTTGCTGTCGCTGCTATTTTCAATATGATCTTTTCGACAACGGAGATCAATCGTGCTGATACACTTAGTGATCGATGGCGACGATGACGTGATCGTACTTCAGCCTGTCATCGCCGCGCTCACCATCGATCCTTCCGAAATTCAGGGCTGCCGAACGCTGATCATGTCTGTGGACGATCTGCTCAAGCAGCCCAACAAGATCGTCGAAGCCGTGCACAATGCACTTGCCGACGAACCCCTCACCGCCGGTGAGTGGGATGAACTCCGGGCGCGTACAAGGCTCTACCTGGAGTCACTCGAACCCACACAGGAGACTGACAATGGCTGACAAGAATATCGCGAAGCCGAAGATCTCGCCGGAGGAACTGGCGAAGGCGAAGGCCGCGGAGAAGGCGAAGAAGGATGCCGCTGCGGCGGCGAAGACCACGCAGGTCGTCGACAAGGAAGCGGCTGCGAAGGCCAAGGCCGAAGCCAAGGCCAAGGCCAAGGCCGATGCCGAAGAGGCCAAGAAGCTGAAGGAGGCCGCCAAGGCCGCCGAGAAGGAGGCTAAGGCGAAGGCCAAGGCCGAGGAACTGGCGAAGCGGACCGAGGCGCGCGACCAGGCGCTGGCCAAGCTCGAAGAGCTCAAGCAGAAGCAGCAGCTCGAGCTCAGCGCGCTGCAGGGCCGTGTCGACCAGGCGCTCGAGGCCGTCAAGGCCAAGAAGGCGCTGCATGCCGAGGCGATCGCCGCGTTGCGCGAGAAGTACGCCGAGGCGCTCAAGGGCGTCAAGTTCTCCGACGGCAGCCGCAACACCAATCCGAAGCCGGCGCGTCGCGAGGACGGCAAGACGGTCAAGGGCATCATCATCGAGGGTCTCAACAGCGGTCTCGAGCCGGCGGCCATCGTCGAGAACATCAAGGAGTTCTTCCCGGACTCCGGCTCGACGACCAAGGACGTCGTGTGGTACAAGAACATGATCGCGAACGGCAAGATGACCGCCGAGGGCAAGCGCATCAAGGACTGACGCTCCGGCGTCGGCGACAACGGACAAGGGCGCGGAGCAATCCGCGCCCTTTTTCTTTTCGGAGGATGAGATGGAATTGTTCACAACGAGAGACAAGACCCACAGAACAACTACGTGGTTTCTGCCGGTAACGCTGGCCAGCGAAGTCAGCAACTTCCCCGACATCCGAGTGCCGAAGGGCACAAACGGGATGCTGGTCAACTCAGAGCGTGACGACGACTATGTCGTGGCGCACGTCTATCTCCTGAAACCGCATCCGCAGATCGCCGCCGAGTGGGACAATGTGCTCGATGTCTACATCGATCCCGACGTGCCAGATGCCGACATCACTGCTTCGTTGATCTATCCGAACGGCCGGTCGCTCACCAGCTGGCTGCACGATTACTACGCCAACATCGGCGCCCACATGCTTAACTTTATTCCGCTTGATCGTCAGCGTGAGATGAAGCGCTGGACAGACTTCCAGAAGGCGACGACCAATTTTCGCGCCTTGGGCTTCTTGTCCGAGAGCATCTTGCATCCAAGCATTCCAGCACCGCTGAGCGATAACCAGAAGATGGAGATCTTCGCCGAGGTGATGGCGAGTGGCGTTCCGTTGCACTGGTACAACGAGATGCCGTCATGGACGTGGCATACCGACGCGGCAAGACAGAACGTCGTGCGAGCTGCCTCTGGGCTTGACGTCAAGCTCTGGGTCGGCGTGCCTGGCATCACGATCAGAAGCTTGGGTTAAAACGTTTTAACCTTGAAAGCAGTTTGGGGTAAAATCTCAGATTGCTAGGGGAGATCAACATGGATGCTTTCGGCGCAATGACTGCCGAGCTTACGAAGGAAGCTCTGCAGCAGGTGCGAAAGGCTGGACAAGTGCCGATGCTCATCGCGACGCTTGCCGGCCTGGCGATCGCTCTGACGATCGTCTATCTCAAGTCTGACAACGGAGAGAAGAGATGAAAGAAGGAATCCTGACCCTTGGCAAGGAGTTCTTCGTCAAGGAGCGCGACAGCGCCTACAGCAACTGGCCTTATGCCTTCTGGCGCGAGCTCATTCAGAACAGTGTAGATGCGGGGGCAACCGAGATCCGTATCAAAGGGATCATCGAGGTAACCGAGCCTTACCTCGAGCCGCCGTCGGCGACCAATGGCGACGCGTTGCCTGACGACGAAGTCATCTACCACAATTTTCCGATCGAGAAGCTGGCCGATCACAAAATTAAGAGGGATCAGGACGCACATCTCTATCTCGAGGTGCTGGACAACGGATGCGGGATGTCAAGGGATACGCTCGAGAACGTCTACCTCCGTCTAGGTGCTTCGAGCAAGGCTGGTCCAGGCAGCGTCGGTGGCTTCGGGCGCGCCAGGATGCTGACCTGCTTCGCGATGGACAGCTACGGCATCGACACGCGCAACCACCAGCTGCGAGGCGTTGGCCCCACCTACAAGCTGAACGACGTCCGTGACAAGGTCGACGGTTGCCGCCTCTTCGCACGTACGTGCTTCCCACTCAGGAAGACGTACACCTTCTATCACACCCTCATGCAGCTGCTCGACTGCTGCGATCTGCCGAACGTGAAGTTCTTCTTCAACGACAAGCTGCTGACGCCGCAGCCGTCACAGATTGGTGATGAGCTTATGGTCATGCAGACACCTAGCGGCACCACTTGGGGCAAGATCTACAAGGCGCCGGCGCAGGATGGCAACTATAGGATGCGAGGCCAGCTAGTGGTTCGCGTCGCTGGTCTGTTCATGTTCCAGCAATACATCGGCTATGCTCCTGGCCTTGTCCTCGAGATCGATCCAACCCTATCGCGTCAAGTCCTAGTATCTAACCGTGACCAGCTGATGGCGCCGTACAGCGGCGTCATGTATGAGCTCGTCCATCGCGTGGCCAAGCGCGGTCTGCGCGCCTTCGATGGACCCGTTGCGTCCAGGCGCATCCACTATGAAGGCAAGCAGGGTCGCTTTGTCTCGATGTACACGGACAACGGTGAGCAATTCACAGAGCGTCTGTATATACACGAACAGCAGCACCTGTTGCAGGCGTATCTCACGATCAAGACGGGCGCGGGAAAGATCTACAATAACTTGTCGGAGTCCAAGGTTCACGCCTTCTCCGACTTCATGCCGGACATCCACTTCACCGTCGAGGAGAATACCGGTTACGAGGATGCGGACGTCCAAGCTTGGATGCCGGAGAACTGGAAGTTCAAGATCACCGGCGACAAGATCATCTGGCACCAGGATTGTCTGCCGCGCGTGCGGTTCTTCTTGGCGTGGACAGCTGCTGTGCGGTACGCAATTACGACGGGTCTGCGGTGCGACACACTTTCAGAGTGGCGTGCCCTCGATGCCGTCCGTATCGAATGGATGCCAGGCATCGTGCTCGCCGGCAATACGCACGCGTCGCATACCCAATTGACCATTGACGATGCACCGGTGCACGTCTTCGCCGTCAACCCACTGAGCTTCTCGTCGAAGGTTCCGCTGCGGACCCTCTACTCTACGGACGCCGGCTTGCGTCTGCTTCTCTCCGCGGCTGTGCACGAAGTCTGTCATGTCGAGTGTAGTGAACACGACGAGGACTTCGCAATCACCATTACGCGGATGCTTGCCATCATCAACCAAGAGGAGGGTCTCAGTTACATGAGACGCAGCAGCAGATGACAGATCGTGAAGTGGCGCGTTTGGCCGCGCTCGAGCTTGCCGCCAAGTACAAGAAGCAGGGGAAGAACTACCGTGAGATTGCAGAGCTTGTCGATCGATCGCCGGCCTGGGTCTATTACCACTTCGGTCCGACCATGAAACATGCGGACGAGACTCGAGGCCGGAAGACCAAAAACAAACAAGCCCTGGTCAACCACATCCTCAACGATCGAGCCAAGGGCGTCAAGGTCAGGGATACCTGCTTCGCCCTCGGCATCTCGCTGAGTTACTACCACTACCTGCGACAGATCACGCTTGGCAAACGTGCCAGGCTTGGAAGACCGAGAAAGGAAGAGACCTATGCTGATACTAAGGGAACCCCAGCTGTGGGATCAGATCAAGGTGCATCTGACCAACTACCAGCTGGCCCCGACGTGGGCGAGACGGTTCGAGACGAAGGTCCAGGCGGGGATACCTGACGTCGAGCTGCGTGTTGGTTACATGACTGGTCACATCGAGCTCAAGATCAGTCACGCCAAGCGTGCGACCACGTCGCTGAAGCCAGGCCTGCGTGCGGAACAGCACAACTGGCTGGAAAACTTCCGTGGACCATTGGTCTACGACGGCACCTACGCACGACGCCCGCCGGCCGGCGTCATGGTCGCTGTGCCGTACATCAATCACTCCATTGTCTATGTCTCTGCGCGAGCGGAAGACAAGTACTGGTGGGGCGAAGAACGCAGCTTCGAAGACTGGTACCGGCGAAGCAGGGAAACGCCTGAGGTCACCATCTTCAGCTACGACAACGCCGCTGCATGGAAGTCGTTCTTCCACGCCTGGATGCATGATCCAGTCAAAAGCTACGTCAAAATAGAAAGGGTCTCAACCGATGTTGGTTAAGCCAGGCGATAAGACCAACCTTGTGCTCAAGCTCGAGGATGGCGGCATCTACATCTGCGACAGCGACGGTCGCATCATGGAAAATGTCAGAGGCTTCCAGCTTGTTGTCGATAACGGTGTGCCAACGCTCATGGTTCGCGTTGATCCCGTCCTCGCCAACAACGGGGAGCAGGAGATCTGCGAGACCAATATCGTCATGAGCATCAGCGACATGCTCCAGGCGATCCGGTCTCAAGGCTTCCTCATCTACAACCCCACGGAGAAGCACGGATGACCATCTTTCAATACAAAGAGGATCGTGCGACCTATGCGCACAAGGTCCGAGCCGATGCCTTTGGCGATGATCTAGGCGAAGTGCTCGAGATTGCGAACCGCTACGCCCGAAACTACCCAAAGGGCGGTTACGGAACGGAGGTTCGCGTCATCCAGGACGGCCGTTTCTGGCGTATGATCGCAACACGGGATCACACGACATGAGCAATCGCCGCAAGCTCGGAGAGCTTCAATCTCTCATCACGCTGACGCTCAGCAAGCATGGCGCCCTCACAGCTCGCCAGCTTCACGAGATCACCAGCCTGAAGATCGAGATCATCTACGTACGCCTGCGGCAGATGGAACTCGAGGACAAGGTTGAACGCTGTGAGCCACGGACTACGGTGCGCGGTCATGTGGTTTCAAGTTGGCGCATCAAACAGAACCAGCAAGAGGAAGCTCAAAATGCCTAACGCCATCCCGGCCCTAGGTCGCAACTGCTTCGAGTGCCGCTATGCCGACGAAGTCAAGCCGCCTCCGGGTCACACCGGCCAGCGCATGACGATCTGCCGGCGCTTCCCGCCGACGTCCGTCATGGTTCCCAACGGAGCGATGGCAACGTTGCACCCTGTCGTCAGCAATGACGACTGGTGCTTCGAGTTCTCAGCTGCGCTGAAGCTGGCGTCATGAAGACTATCGAGCTGGACAAGGTCGGCGGGGTTATCCGTGCCACGTTCTACCGTGGCGGCATCAAAGAGCGCTTCTTCAAGACGCGTGAGGAAGCGGAAGCCTTCGCCACCAAGATGATGGGCAAGAAGGGCTGCATCATCTCCACGCTCGACATGACGCCGGAACAGCTAAGCGCTCACATCGAGCGCCAGCGTAAAGCTAAGGATCTGGCGTTGCAGATCATCAAGCAGGGGGAAGAGAGTGTCCACAATGACTGAAATGCTGCAGCACGTCGCGAGGCGTGCTGCATTCTTCTGCGACAGCTCGCCAGGCATAAATGCGCTGTTGCATGGCTACAACTACCGCGGTGAGCAGGTCATCTGGACCGATCGCCACTTTGTGGCTGGACATCCTTATGCGGCGATAAGCCGCGCCATCTTCGAGCTGCATCCGCACGAGATGGACTTCGAGCAAGTTACCTACAATCAACGAGCTTTCACTGAACTGAGACAGACGCTGTATTGTGCGCTGGCGTCTGGTCTCGGCATCTCGCCACGGTCACTGTGGACAGCCTACGTTCAGCGCGCAATCCAATTTGACGAGCTCAAGCACGAGCTTGTCGCTCTCGCAAGGAGTGACAACTATGACAACCTTGACGGATGGCTCAACGGCTACTGGTAAACGGACCAAGCGCAAGGGAACGCATACGGAGCGGGTGCAGCATCCGATCGAGGATGCTGTCATCCGCCTCACCAAGTTCTACTATTCGCCTTGGGGTGCGGCGAAGACCGCCTTGTGGGAGAGCATCACTGATCTTCCGTTCAGCGATCGCTCTTACAGCGAGCTTGTGACAAGGCTCGTTGTGTCGCAGAACGAGAAGCTACGACATCGCATTCTGGAGGTGCTGAAATGACCCAAGCTGTTCCCGTCTACGAGCTCGTCCGCAACGGACACGTCTATGAGATCTGGTCCGCCCTCAACGGCCGGCAAAGCCTCATCTGCGCGTTCAGTGGCGGCATCGACAAGATCATCGTCGAGACAGCTAAAGTGTCTCGCGAGAAGCATGGAGCACAAGCCGAGCAGTGCTTCATCGCCGGCGTAATGCTTGGCCTCATTCAATGCGCAACCAAGGAGAACGAGAATGCTCAATCGCGTTCGCAACAGCCTGTCCAAGTTCCTGACGCCGATCGAGGTGACGTACGGGAGCCAGATCCTTCCTCCGGCGGAGCCGCGGGAGGCGCCGAAGGCGAAGGAGAACGCTCACCGTCGCCTGACGAACCCCATTCCTGAGCTCGAGAAGATCCCAGGCTGGTGGGAAGGCAGTTACAAGGTCAACCATCAAGCGTCGATTCGTGCTATGATCGCTGGCGATCAGGAGCGCGCTCGGATCTTCGCCGGCCGCGCTCGTGAAGCGCAGCTCAGCAAGATCAAGGCCTACATGGCCAAGAAAGGGAAGGTGTGAAAGTATCTGCTGGTAGAGGATCGCGTCTTCGACATCAAGAAGATGCGCCATGCGTTGATGTATGGAGCTATCGATGGAGGCAGAAGTCGATGATCTCGAGTTCTTGAGTGAGCTTGAGATGTCCTGGAAGGTCAAGACCGCCGCTGGCGTGATCCTGTTCCTTCCCAAGTCCCTGGTCACAAGGGACGGATCCATATTCACCATGCCAGAGTGGCTTGCAATCAGAGAGGGGCTGATATGACTACAGCGGTTGGACTTCTTGTGTGTACATTTGGCGCGTTGATCGTGGCGCTTTGCCTCGGCTACGCCATCGAGCGGATGACGAGTACACGACCGCCGACTTACCACCACGAACCGTGAGGGGAGAGCAATGAAACCAGTTCCAACAAACAAGCAGATCGGGCTCACGGCTACACGCAAAGAGCTTGGTCGCTTAGTCGCTTTGAAAGGCGACGATCAATTTAGATTTACTCGTGCGCTACCATCGACGCTGGATCAAGTCCAGCTTAACGATATGATCTACATCGTTGAAGCTTTCGGCATCGTCAAGCACGAGAAGGGTGAGACACTGTACTATAAGAACTTCCACACCGGACCCGCGGCGCCGAGCAAGGTGATGTGGTATCCATCTAACCTGATGACCGTCGAACAGGCACGCTTCTATCTGCGCGTGCGAGAGATCAATGTATTGGTCGAAGACAAGTCCATCATGATCGTCTGTTCGATGGACGCCAAGTTCGAAGGCGGGCACAGGCGCAACATTGAACCTGTTCCACCGCCCGCAGTCGTCATCAAGGATGCCGTCGGCCAAACTGTGCCGATCATTCACGACCAAACGCCGGCGAAACCCTACGATGTCACTACCAGAATTTGCCGGAACTGCGACCACTGGGAAGTCTTCCGACACATCCCAGGCGAGCAATTCGGTGTCTGCCGGCGCTATCCTCCGCGCGTGCTGGCAAACGGAAAGCAGACAGGCGGGGCAGACACGACGCACGACTATTGGTGCGGGGAATTCGAAGGGAGAAAGCAACGATGACAAAAGACCAGCTTGCAGATCTTCTAGAGAAGGTCGTGCAAGAAGCACTCGACAAAGATGTCGAATCGCCCATCACCTCCGTGATGGACTTCGACGAGATGGCGGCGAACTTCATGAAGCTCTATTGGAAGCCCAAGGCTGAGCTCGACAAGCTCGAGCCCAATGGGCTGTTCATGATTGCCAACAAGGTCGACGGCGATGGTCAGGCGGTGACGCTGGCCATGATCGACGAGGATGGCGTCTTCGACGCGATCGAGGGCACACGCTTTTCAGCGGAGGCCTTCAGCCATGCGGCGACGATCATTCCCCTGCCGGAATGATGTATCGCCTGAAACTCTGGCGACTGCTCGTCGTCGGGCTAGCGGTGTCAGTGGGTCTTATCCTGCTGGCACCGTTCAACCGTTGGGGACTTGCTGACAAGTTCTACGACGTATCTATCAACCTGCTCAATCGATGGGCCAAGGAACTACAACCCCTCGAAACTGAGCACAAACTGAAGGAGTGGGGCAAGAGATGATTGGACAAGTGCATATCAATACGGAGAACCAGAACCAGAAGTCGAGGATCGCTGCGATCATCGATCCAATGGCCTGGACCTACGATCTGACGAGCGGGCAGCTAGCGCTCAAGCCTCGCGGCATGTCGGATGAGCAATACCGTATGACGCGGTGGAGCAACTTCGCCGATCGACGCCTGGCGTCGCTGCAGCGCGCTGAGAAGATCCTCGAGGCTCTGTTGGCGAACCCGAAAGAGGGCGCCGGCGTGCCGGCTAAGTCGACTGCGGGACTTGAGGCTCCTGACATGAGCGATACCGCATGAAGATGACAATCAAGGTCATATGGACGTTTATCGTCCTCTTTGGCCTATTCATCTTCTGCGTCTCGATCCTGTCGTTATTCATTCAGATCGAGATTGTGGAACGTGTTATCGTCAATCACCATCAAGCGCAGTGCGGACCGAATGGCGTGTCTGTGCGCTTGGCCGGCCCTCGTCTGTTCGAGCGCCGCTGCATCAAGAAGGAGGTGTTCCTTGATTAAGCCCGTCGATCCTGCTCGAAAGCGTGCTTTCGACGAGCTGAAGCGTCAGAATGTTCCATACGGTGAAGGCAGCACCGGTCGCGTGATGATCTATCACTGGTTTGACCTCGATGCCCTCATTGCTGCAATCAAGGAGGAGAAGAAATGGCGCCGGTGATTGGCAGACAGACGATCGAAAAGCCCGAGCCTGACTGGAAATGGTGGGTCGGCATCACGGATGAACGCTTCGGCGATGGTCCATTCGAGACCAGAGAAGAGGCGATAACCTTCGGGCGTGGCGACTACCCCGAAGGCTTCTACCTCGTGCGCGCGACGCAGTTCGGCAACGCCGGCGAGATGAAGCTATCCGAGCTGATCGAGATCAAGGACATCCTCGTCGAGCAGGAGGAGAACGGTCAATTCGCGGAGATGCAGGATCCCGACGGTGATCCATTCCTCGATTTCACATCGACGCAGCTGGACGATCTCGACAAGATGGTTCGCGCTGTGTTCGACGAATGGCAGGCCAAGCACAACGTCAAGATCCGGGCGTGCCTGTTCAAGGACTTCGATCGACCGACCTTCATCGGTCCAGAGGAGGAGAAGAGCCCATGAATACCTGGCAGCGCACGGGTTACCTCATTCGCGCCATGATTGGCATGGTGTTGCTGTATCTGGCAATGCGTGTGCTGCCGAACCACAACAACGAGGCAGACACTGTTGCTGTCGCGACACTGGCTGTCATCGATCGCTTGGAACAGATTCGCAAGACATGGGAGTATGCGAGATGAAGCTCTGTGCGCCTGGCGATCGACAGAAGGGTCGTCGCTGGATGATTACCTTTGACGACGCCGAGCGTGGCGTGATGCTCTACGACAACGAAGAGGAGGCCAGGGAAGCATTCTGGCGAGCGGAGACGTTTGGCTGGAACTGCTACCTATGGACGCTTGCTGAACGCAAACCATGGAGTTGAAAATGAACGCTCTTGAACAATTGCTCGACAAGCTGCTGCACAGCGAAGGGCACAATCTGATCGCCACCGGCTATGCTACGGGCAAATACCCGTACACGGAGTCTCAGGTTCTGCGAGGCTTGCTCGAGACGAGCGCGCTTCATTCACTGCTGCTGGAAGAGTTGGCTGAGCTCGACAAGCGACGCGAGCGTGGACGGATTCAGTTCGTGATGGTGAGGAGCCTGACCAACAATCGAGACATGATCTTAAACCTCAACTCGATTGAGAGCATCGAGCAGCCCAACGAGCGGGAAGAGCGTATCCGGATTACGACACGTGTTGGCGGCGCGATCTGGGTTCGTGGCACGCTGCAGGACTTCAAGAACAAGCTGGGACTCGTGTGATGGTCTCAGACATCGTCGCACATATATTGCTCGCCGGCCTCTTGCTGGGACTGCTCATTTATGTTGTGGAAAGGAACTGGACAGATGACGAAGGTTTTGATCGCGACGATTCTGGGTCTGAGCATCGCGAGCGCGATGGGTCAGACGAAGACCCGCGACAGCGGTAAGCCTAAGACGACGACGGTCATTCCGACGTCGCCAAGTACGGCTGATTGGGCTACGCGAGATTCGCGAGGCAAGACGCGAGCGCAGGGGTCATGCCTCTATAATGCTGTGATGAAGCAGTGGGAGTGCCGAAGCTGGAAATGAGGCATTTTAAGCCTCGATGTTAGCCGGTGCCGTGATGGATAGCCGAACGAGGGTTAAGATTGCGATTGGCGCATAGAAGGTATGCGTAGAATCGTTTAACCTTGGAGATGGGGGCCCAATATGCCCAATATGGGGCACTCGTTCGGCGGCTACCCAAAGCGGGGTGTGGTGGCTTCGTAGAAGGCCGTTCTAGAGGGCACAAATGGGGGGTAGGAATAGCCGCGGCGAGGGGTCTAGGTAGGGTAATCTGCGGCGAGGGTAAAAATAGCTCTAGACCCCGTAATCGAGGTAATAGCCCCGTTAATATCAGGTATATTGGGCCTATTGGGCGCGGGGGAAATTCGTTTTTCGAGCGACATGCGAAAACTAGCCGAAATGCCAATATGCCCAATAGGGCATTGAAATCGTTATGCTATTGGTTAATAGTTACGGATAGTGACTGCCAATAGCCTAATAGGGCAGCGAGAGGCTTGGACTGACGCGAGGATGCTGGTAGCGAGAGCGTGGACAGTGGGACAGCAGCGAGAGAGATCTGCAGCGAACGCATAGCTCGGCTCTTGGCGTGAGCCTGACACTTGAGATTGTGCGAAACAGATGGATCGTGAGAGGATGCGTTTATGAGGCTCACAGGTTACAAAGCGATCAAGAATGAACTGGGGGACAGCGACATGCCTGTCTCGCTCGGCAAGGAGAAGCTCGAGGGCGATCTGCCTTTGCCATCTGAGCCAGGCGATCCATCGACGAAGATTGGAGTCGGTGAGAGAAGGCCTGTGACCAACATCAGAGGCTACAGTCGCAAGGTTCCGTTGAGTCCGCTGTCAGCGCAAGAGCTGCTCGCTCGAGAAGGCGCGACTGGCCGCGAGATGCGGATTGACGTCAAAAAGAAGAGGAAGAAGATGGCTGCTCGAAACAAGGCTGACACCAGCAAGCTCATCGTGAACGAGGACTTCGGCACAAGCGCCTTGGTCTATGGGCATCATCAGTTTGGTCGTGGACACTTCAGCACGGCGGCGCTGCGAGATCTGGCCACGCGGCTGAAGATCCATCCCGTCGTTGTGTTGCTCGAGTTCGCGTCAGGGTGGATCACGGATACGGTGGTGGATCCGAATACTGGCGAGGTGAAGGTCGTGAGACGTCCAGTCGTGGACGATCTCAGGCTTCTCGGCGCGAAGGAGGCGGCGAAGTACCTGTCGCCTCAGCTCAAGAGCGTCGAGATTCGTGACGGTTCCAAGGAGCAGAAGGATCTGGCGAACGTTATGATGCTGGCGCATGCTCATTCAGCAGCATCGCGTCTAGAACCGGGAGAAGAGGTAGTTGTCATCCAAGGAGAAGATCGATCGGTGGTTCACACCGGCAGCACGAAGATGATCGACGAAGACCTCCCGCCTGGCAGGATTCCTGATGAACTGCAGGAGGGGTTGGATGACGACGACGAACCTACTGGAGAATCTGCTGCGTGAGCATGGCCAACTAACCACCAACGATCTTGTGAAGCTCTCAATTGGATTGACGCGTGATGAGTTCGGTCTTCAGTTCGCCGAGTTGCTGCGTAGCGGCAGGATTCAGATCGTGGGCGTTGTCGCCAAGCCCTTCTCGCGCCAGCATTTGTGGGGTTTAGCAGATGCTGGACGAGATGCTGGAGGACGATCAGGGGGAGCAAGCCATCTCCCTTATGCACAGGATCAAGACGGATCCTGAGTTCTTCGTCCGTGAGATCCTGGGGGAAAACCTGTGGAGCAAGCAACGCGAGATTATGCTCTCTGTCCGCGACAACAAGCGGACAGGCGTGAGATCCTGTCACGGTGCGGGGAAGTCGTTCATCGCGGCCCGAGTAGCGTTGCAGTTCCTGTACGGCAATCCATACGCAATCGTGGCGACGACTGCGCCTACATTCCGACAGGTGGAGAAAGTCCTGTGGCAGGAGCTCAGGCGAGCATACGGGAAGGCTCGAGTACACCTTGGTGGATCGCTGCTACAGACGGAGCTCAAAATCGCGGATGGCTGGTACGCCTTTGGCTTCTCCGCTGACGATCCGAACGCCTTCCAAGGTCTACACTCAAGCAGCGGTCACGTCCTGGTCATCGGGGACGAGGCCGCTGGCCTATCGCCGGCCATCATGGAGGGCATCGAAGCGATCCTGACGGGCGATGGATCCCGGCTCCTGCTCATTGGCAATCCCACAGATCCATCGTCCGAGTTCGCCAAGGTCTTCACTGAGCCTGGCACCAAGAAGATCGCCATCAGCGCCTATGACACGCCCAATCTGCGGGCCGGCAAGATCCTCGTGCCTGGCCTTGTGGATCCCGATTGGGTGCAGGACAAGATCAAGCGCTGGGGCAAGCGCTCGCCCCTGTTCCAGTCGCGCGTGCTTGGCCAGTTCCCAGTCATCGGCAACGACATGATCTATCCGCTCCATTGGGTGGAGCGGGCATTCGTGGATCAGCTGCCGCCCGATCCCATCGAGGTTACCTGCACGCGAGTCCTTGGCGTTGACGTGGCGCGTATGGGCGATGACAGCACCGTCTATGTGCTGCGGACGTCTGCGTCTGGCTATAAGGACAAGTATCGCGTCCTGCTGAAGACCCACAAAGAGCGGACGACAGCGACCACAGGGCGTGCGATCAAGCTCGCGACCGAGTATGGCTGCGACAAGATCGTGGTGGATGACTCGGGCGTCGGTGGTGGCGTCACAGATAGCCTGCTCGAGCAGGGATATCCTGTCATAGGCGTCAACGTGGGCGAAGGCGCCATCGAGGACAACAAGTATCTCAACCTGCGAGCTGAGCTCCATTGGCTGTTCCGTGAGGATCTCGAGAATCGTCGCGTGATCATCGAGGAGGACGAGGACTTCCTGTCCCAGGCCACCAACATCAAATACAAGTTCAGCAGCCGCGGTCTGATTCAGGTGGAGCGCAAAGAGGACATCAAGAAGCGCAAGCTGCCTTCGCCAGACGTTCTCGACGCAATGCTGCTGGCCAGTTGCAAGAGCTACAACGTGCCTCTTATCGGTGCTGACGGATCCAGCGCGGCTAGCACCTTCGCCGCCGTCATGTAGATGTGCGAACCCGATCGAGCGTGGTATATGCCCGATCTATCTGTCAGGAGATCGTCCCTTGGCCAAAGAACGCACGCCCGAGCAGACCAAGAAGTCGCAAGTCGCGTCCGAGCGCGACCTGTTCGAAGCGATTGGCGATTCCGGTCTCAAGCGGTACAGCGGTTACGTCCAAGACGAATACATCAAGGCGCTCATCGGCAAGAAGGGCGCCTATACCTACAAGGAGATGAGTGACAACGACCCGATCGTTGGCACGATCATCTTCACCATCACACAGATCATCAAGCGCACTCGCTGGTTCGCTGAGCCCGCCAAGGATCTTCCCCCTGGCATGGAGGCCGCGGCCGAGGGTGCGAAGATCTACGCCGAGGGCCTGCTCGAGGACATGGAAGACACATGGGAGGAGGTCATCAACGAGATCCTCACCATGCTGATCTACGGTTATGCGCCGATGGAAGTGACGTACAAGTTCCGTCGCGGCAAGAACTCTGATCGTCGTCTGCACAGCAAGTTCAATGACGGGAAGATCGGCATCAGGAAGCTCGCGCTCCGTCCTCAGGAGACGATCGAGCGCTGGGAGTTCGACAGCAATGGCGAGTGGATTGGTGTGCATCAGCAGCCGCCCGAGGGCGGGCCGATCTACCTGCCTCGCGAGAAGCTCGTGCTCTTCAAGACTACGAGTGTCAAGGGCAATCCCGAGGGACGTAGCATCCTCAGGAATGCCTATCGCCCGTGGTTCATGAAAAAGAAGCTCGAGATCATCGAGGCTGTGGGCGCGGAGCGCGATCTGGCCGGCTATCCGGTCCTGTATCTGCCGTCCGATCTGATCCAGCGCGCTCGTGCCGGCGACGCCAAGCTGCTCGCCGTGTACAACACTTACAAGCAGATCATCCGCAACATCCGTCGCGATGAGCAGGAAGGCGTCATCCTGCCTGGCGATCGAGATGCGAAGACGGGTGAACGTCTGTATGAGCTGACGCTGCTCACCAGTGGATCCAAGCGCAACTTCGATACCAACTCGATCCTCCAGCGGTACACACAGGAGATCAGCTCGAGCGTCCTGGCAGACTTCGTTCTGCTGGGACACAACGCTCGCGGCACCCAGGCACTGGCCACCACGAAGGTGGATGTGTTCCTCATGGCGTTGCAGGGCTTCCAGGACGTGATCGCGGCGACGCTGAATCGCGTGCTGCTGCCCCAGCTGTGGGAGCTCAACCAGTTCCCTGAGGAGCTCATGCCCAAGTACAACGCCGACGACACGCAGAACATCAATGCGGGCGATCTGGCGACCCTGCTGGGCAATCTCTCCTCGGCCGGCATGCCGCTATTCCCCGATCCTGAGCTCGAGAAGCACGTGCGCGACATCGCCGGCCTGCCCGAGCCTTCGCCTGAGATCTTGGCGGCTCGCGAAGCCAACGCCGCCATCAACCCGCTTGGCTACGAGCCGGGGATGGATCCGACAACGGGTCTGCCCCTGCCGCAGCTGGGCGGCTCGCCGTCGTCCTCCTCTCCCCCCGGAACAGAGGACGAGTCAGGCTCCAATGCAGGAGATGAGCGCCCTGCTGTTGGGAGTAATGGGCCGTCGCAACCCAGCACTCGAGCCGCCCTCCCCCGTCAGCTGCTGATGGCGAGGCGCCGTGGATGACTTCCTCGAGAAACTCGCCCGCCAGCATGAGCCAGGCGTCACAAGAGCGATCCTTGCAGCGATGCGCCGCCTGCGAGCGCAGGTGGACCGTGCTCAGCTCAAGCAGATCATCGCAACCCACTCCCCTGCCGTCGTTGCACAAATACTGGTCCGAGATCTCGAAATCGCCAGACATCTCGCAGTTGCTCTCCAACCGCTGCTGGATGTGCTTGTCCGAGCAGGACAGGCTCAAGGTAAACGTGGCGTTGAAGTTAGCCCGAGTCAAGTTCGCAAAGAAGACTTGACATTCGGGTTTGATCTGGTCAACCCGAAGACCGTTCAGGCCGCGGCGAACTATCGCAACCAGCTGATCCGCGAGATCACCACGAGCACAAGCGAGGCCATCCAGGCGGTGATCGCTGATGGCTTGCGCCTGGGCGCTGGTCCGCCAGATACAGCCAGGCAGCTGCGAGGCTTGCTCACGTCAGACGACTATGCTGAACGCACAGTCGATGGCGTGATCATGACGCTTGGTCTGACCGAGCGCCAGGCAAAGGCTGTGACCAACTACAAGCGCCTGCTCGAGGAGAAGAGCACTGAGGCGCTAGCAAGGGAGCTCCATGATAGGCGCTACGATCGACTGGTTACGGGCCCCAACGCCCCGTCCGCGGATCAGGTCAACGCCGCGGTGGAGCGTTACGCTGAGAGGTATCTTGCTTATCGTGCTGTTACAATCAGCCGAACCGAGACTCTTCGCGCAGCGAACATTGGCCAGGATCTTTCGATCCGTCGTGCAGCCGAGGATGGTGAGTTCGGGGATCTCGAGCCACGTCGCTTCTGGATCACTGCGGGCGACGAGAAGGTAAGGCACGAGCACCGTGAGATCCCGCGCCTCAATCCTGATGGCGTCGGCCTCAACGAACCATTTAAGTATCCAGGTGGCAGGTACATTCGACTGCCAGGCGATCCAGACGTTCGTGATGGCTCTATGGTGATCAACTGCCGGTGCACCGTGGTCACACGACTATATCCACGCGACGGATAATCTGGTATAGCGGCCCTATCTCATGACATAGGGGTTGCTCAATGCCGACTTCCGTTCCGACGGTTACGGACCACGAGAAACTTCTGACCAGGATCTCCGCGCTCGAGACCCGCCTGGCTAAAGACGATCAAGACGATGCGAGCCTCAGCAAAGAGCTGGTCAGCATCAAGACAGCGCTCGATGAAGCCGATCACAAGCTCGCCAACTTCGCTCAAGTAAGCGCCGCCTTCGGCGCTTTGCTGGCGCAGCTGAATACGAGGCTCGAGAAGCTCGAGGGCGATGCGCCGCCTCCTCCGCCTCCTCCGCCTCCTCCGCCTCCTCCGCCTCCTCCGCCTCCTCCTCCTCTTCCGCCGGCGCCCGCGAAGTTCCTGGGACCGACGGAAGCATTCGTGGATGAGTTCTTCGACTTTACCACGCATGCGAGCGTGCCCACGACCGCGAAGGTGCGCTGGTTCATCCGTGAAGGATTTGGCGAGGAGCGTGAGGTTCAGGCCTCTCTCAATCCGCGCGTTCTTCACACGTCCGTGCCCAGCATCGGCGAGTACATCATCAGGATGCTCGTGTCCATGCCTGGGTTCAGCGATGGCTTCGTGACCCAGAAGATCGTGGTCACTAAGAAGCCGCCGGAGCTTCCGACGGTGTTCGCCAAGTTCACCGGTCCGGCCCTGATCGAGATCGGGCAATCGGGCACCTTCGTCGCAGACAGCGATGTGCCCGAGGGCACCACGTTCAGCTGGGGTCTGTTCACGCCAGGCGAGATGACGGGGATCGCGCTCGGTTCTGGCCCGACGCTGAAGTACACTCCATCCCGCGTCGGCATCTACACCCTTCGCCTTCTGACCAACTGCGCTGGATTCAAGACCGGTGTCTTCAATCTGACGCTGGCGGTCAACGAAAAGGTCGTCGTTCCGCCGCCTCCGGGCCAGCAGCCGCCTCCGCCTCCTCAGCCACTGCCCGACTTCATGGGCTTCACCAAGATCACGGAGCTGTACGCGGAAACTCCAGGGTGGGTGACGCCATTCGGCATCCCTGTTCCCTGGCATCTGTATGTCGATCGCACCGTGCGTCATCGCATCGTCGGTCGTTACAACGGCAAGCTCATCCCGATCCAGACCGAGCAGTTCAAGCACCGCGTGCATCGCAAAGACGATGGCGGCATGCAGCACTGCACCGGTCACATCTTCCTGCCGGACGATTACGAGCCGAAGTCGGTTGTCGAAATCGGCTTCATGAATGTCGACGTGCCGCAGTTCCTCCCCGACTGGGAAAAGATCTTCGCGAAGCTCGAGGACTTCTCGGTCGACATCGACATCGAGGAGCACCGCGTCATCAGTCTCACGCTGACGGAGAAGCCGTACAGCGGTGACGTGATCGTCGTGCGTATCAAGTCCGAGCAGGGCAAGGTCAGCGAGTACCGCCACAAGTTCCTGATGGGCTTTAGCTACGCCATGCGCATGCAGCGGTTCGAGTGGAGCGACGGTGCGTCGATCTACCACGAGCTGCATCGCCAGATCACGCTGGATCCGGATGGCGACTACCAGTGCAGCGACATGCACACCGGCATGCTGATGCCGGCCAATCGTCCGTGGTGGCAGATCGAGAATCCATACGATCGGTCCTACAATGGCGGCTGGGACGTCCATTACGGTCCGTGGGGCAACACGACGCTCAGCGCCAATATGGGCGCGTCCATGGGCTGGTCGAACCAAAACTCCGGCATGGGGCGCCACGCCACCAAGGACTTCTGGGACTATGACAAGGACGCCTGGCCGCCTGGCCTGTCCATCTGGCCGCGCAAGGGCAAGCATCCGGGCAACTTCACAGTCGAAGTGAACATCGAGCGCAACGGCTCGGCGATTAAGGTCGCCAACGGTAGCAAGCTCGGCCTCGGTCTCAAGCGCCTCCCGATCAAGAACCTCGTCGGCAAGCCGTTCGAGTGGCAGGGCTACATCTACGGCAAGCGCAGCAAGACCTATGCCTACTTCAACCAGACGACGAAGCCGTCGCCTGAATTCCTGTGGGTCGATTGCATCGTCGGTCCTGGCTTCGAGATCGGCGAGGAGATCGTCCAGATCAACTCGCGCGAGGAGATCCAGCCACGGTCGGCGACCGTGTCTGGTCCACTCGAGTACCAGATCATCCGCTCGCGTTCGGGCGGCACGGCCAAGTTCGAGTCGGTTGACGACTTTCTCTATGTCACCGACCTGAAGGGTGACTTCAACGTCGGCGATGTGGTGACGAGCGACTTCGGTGAAACGCTCGTGGACGTGGTTCCGAAGGCCTCGACACTGTCGTTCTACGACACATCGACCACACAGAAGCAGAGTGGCTTCATCACCCCGATCAACGATGCCAAGCCGCCGAAGCGGTATCGTGCGTCGATGGCCGATGCGGTGCCGACGCCCGATGATCCGTGGTTCTTCGGCCCGCTTGTCCGTCAGACAGAGCGTCGCACGCCGTTTCGTACGCCGGCCGGCGAGGATCATCCTCACCTGGAAGCCTGGTTCCGAGTCTCGAAGGCGCACGACGGCGCCACGATCCATCGGGACGTCGAAGTCAACAACTTCAAGGTTGGCTCTGGTGTTCGGGACTACTGGTACAGCGTGGTGTCGATCACGGTTGATGGTGTGAACCAGATCCCTGCGAAGCGCGATGAGCTGCCCGATCAGGAAGATTACCAGGGGCTCTATCACACGCACTGGTGCCAGTGGATCTGGATGCAGCCGAAGAACTTCGGCTTCTGTTCCATCCCCGATTTCATGCATGCGCGCATTCTCAAGCCGCTGGCCAGGCGGCCGAGCTGGAAGCCGTTCAAGGATGTGGTTGGCAAGCTCGTCGGCCAGCAGGTGAGCTCGGGCAACAACTTCACGATCTACAACCTGCTCGGCGGCGCGCCGCCGGTCAAGAAGAAGATCGGCATGCCTCTCTATCCTGGTGCCTGGGCGTTCCACGCCGGCCCAGGCAATCGCCCCGAGATGGGCGATCAGAGCCTGCTCGAAATCGCGATGGTCATGGGCGATCCATTCGACGCGGCACCCGCGCTGCGCGCCTACACGACGAACTGCATGGGCGCCTGGCAGATGCACATGCGCCTCGAGCCTGGCGCTGCGAGGAGCCCAGAGTCGCTCTATCGTCCGCCGAACATCTATCTGGAAGGCGAGTGGCAGATGCAGCCACACGGTTATCAGACGGGCGACACCGTGAAGTTCGGAAAGCCAGTTCCATACGCGCGGGACAAGCTGACGCAGAAGCACGTTCTCCGTGGCGTGCTGACGCCGGCGATGTCTCACTCGAACTCGCCTGGCTACTTCACGGCCTACGTCATCACGCCGGAGAAGCACCTTTACGACAGCCAGCACAAGTGGACGTGGATGTCCACTCAGAGCGGCCCGTCGGCCAATCGCATGAACAGCCCGAAGACGAACGAGCCTGCCGGCGGTCCTGGCCACAAGCAAGGCTTCACGATGTCGAACGGTATCCGCTCGATGTCGCGTCCGTTCCGTGATGCGGTCAACGGCGGCTGGATCTGCTTCGAGGGCGCGCGTCAGGCGGCACCCTGGCGTCGCATGGCGCAGGACTACTGCGATCATGTGAACCTCATCTCGCGCAATTCGTTCGGCGGTATGCTCGGCCACAACAATGTGGTGAGCATGGACTCGAATGAGCAGCGCGTTCAGCCGGTGCTTCCGGGAATGACGTTCGAGGTGCATCCCAAGGAAGTCAACAACCGCGATGCGTCGAAGCTGACGTGCGCCTTCTGGCGGTTCCCTGGGACCTTCGTGCATGGCGCGGCCTGGCACGCACGCGATCTCGGCTTTGACAGTCAGGAGTGCATGGAGCGCCACACTTGGCCGGTTCGCATCATTGAGAAGGCGCCGTTCGGGCGCTGGTGGGCGGCGTTCATCGCGGATACCACGCAGAGCGGACCGCTGTTCGGCAAGAACATGAAGATCGGCGTGAATGAAGGTGGCCGCGATGGTCCGATCTTCGCCGATGCCGAGCGCATCGTTGGGGATGAGTCCCTCGATGACCACAAAGCCTTCCTGGAGTCCCTCACCCCAGAACAGGCGGTCAAGTACAAGCACAGCCTGGCACTCTATCCCGACATGAAGGAATGGGGTGACATGGCGACCAATCCCGGCAACGTCGGCTACAACTGGCCGCGCCTGCACTACGGGATGCTTCTCGCATATTCTCTCTATGGCGCTGACGAAGATTTGAAGGTAAAGGCTCGTCAGTACATGGATCTGCTCGATGAGCACTTCCCGCTCGACCAGGGCGATTACTGGGGATATACCCGAGGCCAGATCGCGCAGCAGACGGCCTATCTCGCGCACGACAAAATCAAGTAACGGAGAAGCAACTCATGGACTCCACCCTGTTCACGGTCTTCAAGACTGCGGTGTTCGCCGAGACAGCGAACGCCATCGTGGTTGCGCGCACCCCGGAGACGTACAATCCGACGGCGATCGCGGACTACTACAACAAGATTCTCACGCCGAACGAGCTCGCGTGGATCTCAAACATGACCGCGCGCGATCTTGACGAGGCGTCGAACATCACGGTGTTCGACGGCATCACTGCTGGCAAGCGCGACGCGTGGATGCTGTTCCTCACGTATGCGCCGCGTGACATGCGCAAGGCGAGGAACCGCGCGGTAATCACCGACGTCTGGGGCGCATCGAACGCTGCGGACAACGCGGCCAACATCCTTCTGAAGGGTTGCACGCGCAAGATCACCCGCGCGGAGAAGATCATCGGCGGTGGTGTACTCGAGACGGCGGGCAGTGGTGCCGGTCTCGTCAGCGCCTTGGACCTTCAGACGTGGGAGGGCCGGCTGTCCGCGAGCGACGTCAACGAAGCGCTGACCTACGGCTGAGGAGTAGAAGATGGCCAACGAACGCAAACTAGTCTACCACTCGGGCGGCTTGGTCGCCCTGACCACCTCTGGCGCGTCGTTGGCCAGCGGCGGCTCGCCGGCGCTGGCTGGCAACCTGAACCTGGCTTCGTATCTGGACTATCCGCACATCCAGTTCATTCTGCGATGCCAGTTCGCCACGGCGACATCGATCGAGAACAAGATCATCGAGCTTCTCGGTCGCCGCAAGAACGTGCAGAGCACAAACCACGAGGAAGCGCCAACGACAACGTGGCGTCCTCAGTATGGGTTCTTCGTGCTCCGCGGTGTCGCGAACGCCACGGATCAGTTCATGGTCTGGGAAGTCTACGACGCTCCGAAGGACTGCGACTGGTACATCTACCACGAGGCCGGCCAGACGATCACCGCGAACTGGGGCATGTGGGCACTGCCATTCACCAACGGGACCTGAGTCATGGCAAATCCGGCACCCGTAGCAATCCACAATCGTTCGAGGTGGGCGCAGAAACCGCGCTATCGCGTGAAGCCGCGCAACGAGTGGATGGCCCGTGGTCTTCACTTTTTGTGTCTGTACAACTCGCGTCTTCCGGTGGATCTGGCGCGACAGCAGCGGTCGGCTGTTGTCGCCAACACTCTTGCCGCTGTCACAAACTCTCCGTTTGGTAAGGCGCTGCGCAATGCGCCTTATTCGCACGGGATCGAGTTCTCGAATGCTGACGGGTACTACGATCAGCTGGTTGGGCCAGTAAGCGGCGTTGCCAGAGCGTGGGTGAATGGTAGTTATTACTATCCCGGCCTCTTCGGCATGTCCGGATCAGATTGGTCAAAAAATGTTCCCATCGGGTTTGGCTGCAACCAATACTACAACGGCACAGGCGGGATTATGCCCGGCATCACGCGGAGCAGCGCTTCTGCTACGCGGGTGTGGGACATGACGTATCCGACGACGGATGCTATCGCAAATAAGACGTGGTTCACGGTTGGGTTCGTAACTGGCCCGCTGATGGAAGATGTCCCGGTGTTTTTCTTTGAGAATCGCCGCTCTTTGGGCGCGGCGGGCAATTACACTGGCAGCGGAACTCCTACCGGCGCCAACAAGCCAGTTTCTGTTGGCCAGTCTGACCACGGCGACAGCATCACCGACTATACCGCGATGTTCAGTCAGAAGCTGACAGAACTCGAGATGCGAACCATTATGCTTCTGCCGTTCGCCGAGCTTGTCGAGCCTGATCCAGAGAAAAGCTACATGTTCGTTCCGTCGGGAGTTGCTGCCCGCATTCAATCACTATCCCTTCTTGGCGTCGGAGATTGAACCATGGCTGATAATCTAGCAGTCACTCCTGGCTCTGGCGCGACAATCGCGACGGACGAGGTCACGTGGGGCGGTTCGACCGTTCATCTTCCGCTTGGTAAGATGATTCTCGGTGCGGATGGCGTCGCCGAGACGATCTCGCGCGGTCAGCAGACCGCGGCGAACGGCATGCCCGTCACGCTCGCGAGCGATCAGGTCACGGCGCTGGCCCTGACCGACAACATGTCGAACCCGACGACGTTGCTCGTTGGTTCGTTCAACATGGTCTGGGACAGCGTCTCATCCAACTGGGATCGCATCGCCACTGGCCAGAGCGACGGCACAGGCTCAGCCTCGCGCATGCCCGTGACGCCCTACTACTTCAACGGCAGCACGTTCGATCGTATGCGCGGCGACACCACTGGTCTATGGGCGCAGATTCGTGCGGCCGCGTCCGGTGGCACGAGTCCGTACAAGTTGATCTCTGCTGCTAGCACTAACGGCAACAACGTGAAGGGCGGCGCCGGCCAGGTCTATATGATCTCGGTCATCAACCTCAACGCAGCCGTTCGTTACCTGAAGTTCTACAACAAGTCCACCACTCCCACGGTGGGTACGGACACGCCAGTGTTGACGTTCCCAATCCCGGCCAGTGCGACAGGCGCAGGCTTCAACATCTCCATCGCTCAAGGCATCGAGTTCTCCACCGGCATTGCGATCGCTATCACGACCGGCGCCGCAGACAACGATACCGGCGCCGTCGCCGCCAACGAGATCATCGTCAACCTCGCTTACAAGTAAGCCGCGATGTTTACTTCGTCAACGGCAATACTGCTGAAGCTGTGGTCGGCTCCAGCAGGCCAGACGAAGACCGCAACGCTCGACATTGCTGTTCAGCAGTCGCGCGCGGCCACTACCACTTTGTCTGCAGCGGTGCAGATCTCCAGCACCAAGACGTCGACGCTGGATGCGGCTATCCAGGCCGCGCTCACGAAGACCGCGACCCTGGATACTGCAGTTCAAGCTGGCCGCACTCTTACCGGTACGCTGGATCTTGCAACGCAGGTAGCGCGCTCGCTGACGACGACGGCGAATATGGCCGTTCAAGCAGGCTTGACCAGCACGACCACGCTCACCGCGGCGGTTCAAGCTCCGCTGACGAAGACGTCTACTCTCGATGCGGCTGTGCAGCAGGCGCGTACGCTTGCGGCTACGATTGACGCGGCGGTTCAAGCCGCGCGGACGGCAACCACTACCATCGAAGTGACCGTGCAGGCGGCCAAGACGCTGTCCGCCACCTTCGACCTGTACATCCAAGCCGGCTCCATTCTATCTGCCACGATTGATATGGCAGTGCAGGCGGCTCGGACTACGACAACGACGCTCACTGCAGCGGTGGCCGCGGGACGTACGGCTACAGCCACCCTCGAAGCAGCCGTGCAGGTCACGAACACGATCTCGACGACCATCGATATGATGATCGCTGCGGGTTCGCAGCTGTCGTCTATCCTTGACATTGCTGTGCAAGAAGGCAAGATCAAGACCACCACGCTCACAGCAGCGGTGCAGACAACGCAGACGCTCACCGCTCTTTTCGATCTGGCGGTGCAGAACAGCCGCTCCGCCACTACGACGCTTGATCTCTCAGTTCAGGTAGCGCGCAGCCTCACCGCAACGCTCAATGCGGTTGTGGCAGTAAACAACATCAAGACCGCCGTGATGGACGCGGCCGTTCGCGCAGATCGTGCGCTGACGACCCTGCTCGACATCTACATCTTTGATCCTGCGGGGTTCCAGTCCGGTATTCCTCAGTATAGGGTAGTCGACGGTAAGGCCTCTAACCGGTCTAATCGGCCGGCGGCTGCATCGCGACGCAATCGCGTTACCTGGTAAAGGAGATTTACGATGGCTGCTACGGTTCAGATCCTCGAGAAGAACGGCGCCGGTCCGACGACGACCGTTAAAGATGGCGGCACGATCCGGTTCAAGAAGGCCGACAACTCGACCGTCGATTTGGCCAATCCGCTGGTCAAGCCAGGCGCCGGCAACGACTACAGCTTCGAGAAGTGGCTGCGCTTCAACGTCAGCGCCGGCACTTACAGCCAGATCACCAACATCAAGGCGTACAGCGATGGCGCCAATGGCATGGGCACTGGCGTCGAAGTCTACGCGAAGGCGGTCACAACCTACGCCACTCCAGCCCTCGGCACGAGCGTCGCCGGCTACACCGACCTGTTCACCTACAACTCGGGCGCGGCTCTGACCCTCGGCGCTGGTCCCTTCACGAGTACGGGTGAGAAGGGCGATCATCTCGTTCTCCTGGCGCGCGTCGGCACGACGGTCTCGGGCGGCGTGACGCCTGGCGAGACGCTGACCTTCGCCTGGGACGAAATCTGATCCATGCCGTTCGAGCTCGTCCGTCAGTATACCTCTGAGCAGCTCGAGCTGTTTCCGGTTGAGAAACGGCAAGAGATGTGGAATGCCGGCGACCTGACGCGTGATGCGGACAACCAGCATCACGCCGTCGGCGCTTCTGGCATCAAGGTTAGCATCAGAGAGACGGACGGAGCTCGTGGTCGGATGTTCGTTCGGCGCGCGGTCAAGTTTCCATCAGACGGCCCGTCGTACCAAGTCGATGTCCTGGTTGCTGAGCTCGACGGCGTGCGCGTATACGTCGACGAGCGCAACAGCGCGGTGATCATCACGCGAGAGGATTTGATGCTGTGAGCGCCTTCGATCAAGGCTATCTCGTCAAGAATCCCGCGGCGAGTGAGCTATTCGACTTCGACTTCACCGACATGGTGCCGGCCGCGGCGACACTAAGCACGCCCACCGCGACACAGATCTCGAAGGCCAACAAGGTCGTCGGTTCGAGCAATCTGACGATTGCTTCCGCCAACGTCAGCGGAAAGATCGTGCAGGCGCGCATCTCAGGCGGCACGGACGGCGAGGACTATTTGATCCGCGCCACGGCCGTTGATTCCGTCCTTGGCAATACGGTCGTGATCGAGATCGTGCTGCAGGTGCGGACGCTTCCATTCGAGAGGTAAGTCATGGGCCCGACGATGTGCGATGCTCACGCGCCTGTGCCGATGGGCAAGAAGAAAAAGAAGTTCTTCAAGGCTGGTCGTCTGCCTGGCGCTCCACTCAGCAACGCCGAACGTCTGCAGCGTGTGGAAGCTGCTAAGGCTCGCTGGCGCGGGCATGTGGCGCTTGCAACGGGAGCCGGCTCGCTGGCCGGCGCTCTCGGCGCGCAGAAGGCATCCATGCCGGCTAATCCTGAGCGCCAGGCCATCGATCGAGCCAGGCGCTGGGGCGTCGTAGGCGGCGCTATCGGTGGCTCTGTCGGTGCACTGGCTGGCGGCGTAGCCGGTGGCGGCGTTGCTTCATTGGCGACCGGATTAGCTGGTTCAGCCGCAGGTGACGTAATCGGGCGTCAGTTCTTCGAGCGCCTGGCTTACGCTGGATCCGCCAATAGCGGAGCGCAGATGGCTCAACGCTTTTTCAGTGGGGTTCCCGGTGATGATGAGCAAAGCCTTGGACATCTCGCGGCGGCGTCGGGTGGCAATGTTCTTGGCAGCAGCCTCGGCAGGAAACTTGCTCTTGCCGGGCGATTCACCGGAACCCGCGGTCGACTCCTCTTTGACACGCTTGGATCCGCCGCCGGCGAATACGGCGGCGACGCCATCGGTCGACGGTTCTTCGGCAAGAACGACCAAGCCGTAACCTTCGACGCGACCATCACCAAGGT